ATGGGGCGCTTGTAAACCGCCTAAGTAATTATATTTTGCCAAGACCAGTTACGAGTGAAAAAGTACTTCAGTTTTTGAATTCGGTTGATTACTGGGAAGAGATATCTCCCGACGGATATGAAGAAATCGAGGAGTTAACCGACGAAGTGGGAGAAATCACCGAACGTTTCGAAGAGGAGGACCCAGACGTTATAAGTGAGCTGAATCTGGCCCGGAAGCTTGAAAAGAAATCAAAAGAAATTCAAGAGCTTAACGATAGATTGAACGAGAGGGAGGAGGACGAGGAAACGCTTTATAATTGGGTGTTGGAGAACTGCAAAGAAGAGTATAACGATTACTTTGCAGATCACGCAGAGAACTACCCCGAAAGTAGTCTCTGGGAGTCTAACTTTTCCGATCTGGGTAGTTGGATTGAACTGGCTCAAAAGGCGGGATTCGGAGTTGTCTCCGACAACAACGACTACTTCAACACTCTTATATTTCCCGGCTGTTGTGGTCTGTACTGCGACTATTTTATTCCGTTCTGGCTCCTTGTGTACCCCGAGAAGGCAACGAGGTATGCTGGGGTAGACTATAGTATGTATTAGTATATAAAAGGGGGCTGAAGGCCCCCAAGGGAGGTTTAAAAGAATGAAGACAGAATACGTTATATATTGGATTAGCAAGGACGACAATCACCCGGAAAGGGTCGACCAGACAGACACCCCAGAGGACGCAGCTTTTCTGGTTACAGAATACCGGATGGCTTACGGTGGAATCGTTTATTATAAGGAGGAAGAAGAGGAAGAGACAGACGAGAGTTAACAAGTTGAGTTAACCGGGGGCGCAAGCCCCCACCTTTGCAGGGGATAAGAAAGATGGAAAAACCCAAAAAATACAAGGTGTTTACCGAGCTTGAGATAGACGATAAGCAGCGCCGGGGGCGCTATACTAAGGAGGATCTGGCAAACGATATCGGGCTTCCTTGGGGATATTTTGACTTTGCCCTGCCCCAAGATTGGATTAACGCTTTCGTTAAAGATACCGGGCTAAATTACGATCTGGTGCGGTCAACGTGCTTTACTGTTTACGACGGTGGACTTGGCCGGATAGTATCGGGTTTAAAAGAGATCCAAGATATTCTGGACTCGGAGAAATAACGAGCTAAAAGAAAAGGAGAAGTAAAGAAGATGACACCCGCAGAAAAGAAACACGATTTACTGAGAGAATTAAAATATTTTAAATCGCGATTTAAACAAGCTGTAAACGGTTTGAGCGAAAAAGTAAAAGATCTTGAAGCAGTCAACGGTGCCCCAAACAAAGAGACGGATATCGTTTATCAGTGGTCTTTAGAGGAGATTGGGGAAACGGGTGTTTCCCTCGCCCAGCACTGGCGGGGGGCAGCTCTTGAATTGCGTTCGGATGGACAGTCAAACTGGCAGATAAGGTTAGCTCTTAAATCGTCTATAAAGGCCGATATTATTGGGAGTGCAGTTAATCACCACCTTGCAGATATCGGCAAGGGGAGTGTTTACGCCGATCTTTACGGCTACGCCCTCGACCGGGTAGATTTCGGGTATCTTGCAGATGATATAATAGAAGATATCAGCAGTTGACACTCTGACCAGAAGCCGGGGGGCTTCCTCTCCCGGTTTCGAGCTGGTGTGTCAGCCAGTAACCCAATAAATAGGAGGGTATAATATGACAGCTTTAAAGGTAAACGTTAAGGATTCCAGCAGCTTAACAGCGCTTATCAAGAAGACAGAGGGCGAAGAAACAGAACGGTGTATTGGTGCTGGGAAGATTCTGATCTGGACTGAAGCAGCCGAGGAAGCGTTGGAATTGAGGCACATCCCGCTCAAAAACCGGATTGGGTGTGAGATAACGAACAGCTATAGTATGCCGGAAACGAGCGATTCTGGGCCGTTTACGCGTGTTACTATCACGCGCGGGTCAACGGGTTGGTTTCTGACAGAAATCGCAAGGAGGGCAGCAATAGCGCGGTACAAAGGAGGGGATGAGGTAGTTAAGCTTACGCTGGCTAAAGCAGCGGTCAACTATCTGACAAAACACGTAAAAGAGCCGATTAGGTTATTTGGATAGGAAAGGGGGATAGTATGGCAACAGTAGAGGAGAAGTGCAAACGAGTTGAGGCTTTTATGAGCGAATCGGGAGTCAACTGCCTTACTTATACAGTCGTAGACGACAACGAAGATCAGTATAATTTCAGTTATTTGGGGTGTAATTGCTGTAACGACGGTTTGGGGCAGGAAGTTACAAAGGCCAGCGGTTACGATCCCAAAACGGGTGAAGTTGTTGAATTTGAGCGTATTTGCGCGGAATGCTTATATATTGCGGCTTACGGGGAAGCTGAAGATGATTAAAGATATCAAGGTTACCCCGAAAGATTTGCGTAGTAATCCAGAAAACGCGTGTCTTTTGGGGCTAATCAAGAAACGAGGCTGGAAATCCGGCATTCGAAATATGCCGGACTACTGTTATTTCTGGTTCCAGCAGGTGATACCGGGGCTTGTCGTCCAGACTATATTTAGAGTGTCAACTATAGATCCCAAGAATTACCGGATAGATAGCGGAGATACGGAGTTCGCAACGGAGGAAGAGGCTGTTAAATTTATAGCGACAGATAGACGGTTGGTTAATAAAAAGTGAGGAGGATAATATTGTGTCTTTAAATTGGATGATCAGCGTAGACCACCGAAAAAAAGTGGACAAAATAATAGCAACTAAAGATGCTGTTGAACTTGCCCTTGGGACTGCTGCTATCACTGAGTTTCGGTTGTTAGATATAGATCTAAAGACGTGCTTTACCGGATATATCCGGGACGATTATTTAGCTGGGCCAGATCGTTGCGACCCACTGGTTGAAGCTGCTCGTTTTGACGCAAAGGTGGCTCATATGACTGTCTGGGATTGTCGTTCCAGAAGTTTTAAAGTGTTATAGGTTTCTAACGGGGGCCTCTTGAGGCCCTCACTTTAAGAAGAGGGGGAAAGTATGAAGACAACGAAAGAGGTGAAGATCACCAGCAAAGTTCAGTATGATATTATTTGCACTTTTGCGCGGTTTACGAGCAAGTTAAAAGAGGATATCGAAGAGTTCAACGGGGTAATCGAAGAGGCAGACGAAGAAGAAAACGAGGAAAGGGGCGAGGAAGCAAGCCGGGTCCAAGACTCAATAGAAAATATAAGAGATAAATTTCGGGGAGATATTTGGGGGGTTGTCGCGAAGGCTCTCCACAGCAGTAGGATGTGGGACGCTGCGGTTACTGAGCGCTCTATTGATCGGGCGAAGCTGAAAAATTTCTGCTGTTGTATCTGCGGGAACGAGAACGGCGAATACTCAAGTAGTTTAACTTTTAACACTGACGAATATCGGGCCGAGAATAAACGAGTTGATATTGAGTGGGACGTATGTTTTATTTGTAGCCATATTTGTATGGGCAGATTTGACAGAGTGCTAACCGATAAATAGGAGATAAGCGTATGATAACAACGGGAAAACTGATAGATAGGTGGCTTACAAAATTAGAAAGACAACAGAAAGCCCCGAAGACAAACTTGGCCCCGCCTCTAAGTGAGTTTATTCCAGAAATAGCTGCCTTGGAGGGTTCGGAAAAGCAGATTGTGTGGGGAAGACAAGTCCGAAAAAAACGGATTGAGAAGTTTTTACGCGAGGCTTTTTCTCGCTACGGTGCCAGCACTATTTGCTGGCCCCTAAAATATGCCCTATATTTGGAGTTTTTAGAAACAAAAAAAGAGGCGTCTTGGTTTATAGGCAATCGAGACAGTGAGAATTTTGAATTTTAAAAGGAGGATAAATAGTATGACTCAGAAAAGACGAAATAAATTAGAGGCCGCTGCAAACAGATTAGGTTTAAATATGACTTTTGAGAGGCGCTACAACGCGGGGTTGGAGCGTGTGGAGTGGGCGATTATCTCTAAAGATGGCTACCAGAGTGAAGACTGGCTCGGGGGGAATATCAACGATGCCCTTGTTGTTTTCGAGTCGCGATACGACCGGAATTCTTACGTTTAAAGGGGGATAGTATGTTCTTTAACGATCTTTGCAAGATAGCAGAACAAAGCCCCCAAGGGCAGCTTTCGGAGTTTTTGAGAGTGGCAAATAGGTTTGTAGTCCCAGACTCTCTACCACTTGACGACAGAAATATAGCTGAAACGCCGGAAGAACTGTTGTCAACTTTCACACTCCCTTTTACCGAGTGTACCGTTGAAATTGAAGATTCCGTTTGTTTAATCGGGGACACTCTCAATAATCAGATAGGATTCTCAAGTCCTCGTTTTGTTAGCACTTACGAGCCTTTTTCCCCACCAAAAAACGGAGAAGTAGCCCCCGTTGGTTTCCCGGAAAAAGGTAATCTAACAACACTTGCGGCGGGCGTACTTGAGGGTGATAAACACAGTGTTTTTTTCAATATAAAACGTATACAAGTATTTAATAATTTAGAGTTGTTTGCGGATTTGGACATCCCGGCGAAGACGATCTTATTTCAAGACCAGAAAGGAGGTGTGCCGATAAAGGAAGGTGATCAATTTATAGACGAATATAGAGAGATAATAACAAAATCAATTATGAGCAGACTTGCGGTTTTCCTTTTTTTGGGATCAACTAAACACTTTGTAGTGGAAGAAAGACCCAAAAAAGTGATTGACCCCTTTACGTCAAAGAAGATCCCAAGAGCGCACCAGCGCTCGGAATTTACGCTGCTTACTCCCGATCAGATCAGAAAAACTTACGATCTAACGGAGGGAGAAGGGACACACTCCCAAAAAGTGACTCTCAAGAGTCCCCACGAACGGCGGCGGCACAAGCGTGTCCTACGCCACGAAAGATTCGGGGACAATATTGGCAAAGTAATTGACGTTGCGGCTTGTTGGGTTGGGCCGACAACGGCAGTAAAAGGTAATAAAATTTATATAGTGAGGTATGATTTGTAATTTGATAGTTAAAACAATATTAATATCAGTTATAACGTTTTTCGGCGGCTTTTGGATAAGCCGCCGAGGGCGGTGGGGTCGCGCACTTAAAAAGCTGAATAAACAGAGGGTTGAGATGGGAAAGGTATAATATGAGTATGTTTGATTATAGGCCACGCTATTTTAAATTGCACCGGGATAAAAGTGTAACTCCGGTTGACTTTGATATTTCCGGTAATTTCGGGAAGAGTCTGTTTACTATATTTGCAGAAGAGGGGGGGCAAAACGAAAAAGAGTGTCCCTCTTGGCGGTTTATCGGGCGAACCAGAATCCGGGTTGGGGGTGAATTTGGTTTTATTTCAACAGTGTTTCTCCCTTTGGGGATCTGTAACGACGGCAAGCCTTTTGAAACGCTTGTCTCAATTGGGGACAGAGATCTAATATTTAAGTATTCCAGTTGGGCGATTGCTGAAATTGGTCACTGGCAAGCCATACAATCGGTTGGCAAACTCAGACGAGCAAAGAAAATCAGAAACCCAAAACTGTTTAAAAACAAGTGGATAAGAGGGTAATTTGAAAATAAAACTAAGGTTTGACGCGTCAAACCCGGAACACACGTTAACGACAGTTTTTATCGGTGGTAAAAACGTCGGTAAACTCTGTCTCGGGACCGAAGATATCCCGGAACTAAAGGCTGTACTAAAACAAGGTGTTATCCCCGAATTTGAGGGAGAAGTCTATAAAAAGGGAGAATAAAATATGAAAGCGATATTACTAAAAGTTAATTGTTTCCCGGAAGAGGTCGAACCAAGGAACGGGAAAACGTTTGAACTTCAAGAGCTGTACGAGCTACTTAGCTGTAGTGTGATCCAGATCGTTTATACAGAGGATCACCGCTGTATGATTGTTGACGAGGAGGGGCTTCTGACGAACAAACCCCTCAATTTGTTGGCTTCTGAGGTTGTTCAAGCTGGTGTCGGTCCAATCGTTGGTGACGCGCTTATCTGCGATCCAGATCAAATCGACTAAAATAATACTTGATTTTATTGGGAAATTGTATAATAGATATTCTGGTATGCAATAGCGAATACCGACAATCGGGGGTGAAATCTAATACAAAGAGGCTGAATAATATGAGCGAGGGTAAAGAGATACTAAGCGTAGTCCAAGAGGCCACTCACCGGAGTGGCCACCACCTTGGTGTGACTAACGCCGAACGAAACTGGCAAGATAATTTAAACAGATATTCCGAAGACCGCAAGCCGGGACGGACGAAAAGACTAACAAACAGACAGATTAATCGGCACCGTTACGAGCGGATGCTTGAAGGGAAATTTATTATGGAGGGTGGAGAAATTCAAAACAAACAACTTATTGGAATATTTAATATTTTAGCGTCGGGGGAGGGTGCGACTTCGTTGGAGATGCTAAAGGTATTGCGGAAAAACGAGATCAGAACTAATCGCTCGAATATCTCAGCAATACTATCGCAGATATCAAGACGAGAGACGGGAGTTTTTATTCAGCGAGTGCGCAAAACAAATAGAAGTGGCTACTCTTATACTCTAACCGAAGACGGCTACAGACTAACTCCCGGAGAGTTAAACGAGCTATACTCCCCTTCGAAAAGACTCACTCTGGATTGTATAAACGAAGTAATACCAGCACTTAAACTGAATTACTCCTCCGGGGCGTTTTCGAGCGGAGTATCACCCATATTCAAGCCGCTACCCGAAGAAGTTGTGGAAAAAGAAGAGGTTACGGGGACTATAGAGCCGCTTGAAGATTTTGTTGTTGAAAAAGAAGTAGTAATTGAAGAGACTCCTTCTGATATCGAACTACCCAAAGAGGTAGTAGAAGATAGCGAGGAAGAGGAGATAATTGCTAAACCGGAGGCAACACCCTCCCTAACACTTGAGGAATTAGAAGAGATTCTTCCCTCGAAGGAGTTATACCTAACTCCCCCCGAGGCCCAAGTAGTGGTTGAAGAAGAGCTGACTGTAGTAGCTGTCCCGGAGCAGCCAGCGGCAGCACCCGTCCCAGCGATACCACCGGAACTGATCAATCTATTACAAGCTCTAATCGTCCAAGTTGCCCCGCAACGGGTGGAGGAACCTAAATCAGAACAACACCGAATAGGAATTGACGTGAATGTCTCCTTTAGCTTTAAGTAGATCCCAAAAGGCCGACAAGAAAAACAGCGAAGCAAACGAAATAATTGAAGATTTGAGATACAAAGGCCCAAAACTCGACGGAAGTTTTTTTAAAATTCTGACTATGGGTTGGGGCACCTTTGGGGACAGATTCCAGCAGTTCTTGATCTTTCTTTACGTCGCTGAGAATGCCCCGACGACACAGTATGATATAAAACACCACTTCGATCTGTCCCAGCCTGCCGTCAGCAGGCTTATTAAAGCACTTAGTACTTTCAGTACAGTGACAGAGCTGGCTTCGAGGACGTATACTAAAAAGGGTGGGAAGGGTTTGCTCGGGGTTTCCCCGCATCCAAAGACTTACAACAAGGGGGTGTTGGTGTACTTGACTAAAAAAGGTGAGAACTACTACAAGAAACTTTTAAAAGCTTCTGAGCTGTAAAAAGCTGAAAAAGATAAACAATTGAAAATATTAGAGATACAAAAAGGAGCGCCTTAAAGCGCTCCTTTTTTTTTGCTTCACCCCTTGACTTATCCACAACTGTATATATATTGTTGGGTATGCTTAACGCAACCCAAACAAAGGGGGACAGCCAATATTGGAATCTATTTGCGAGGTTCGAGTAGGCGTTGAGGAGAGACGAAAAGGCAAAAACGATGTCTTTTCAAGTCTTTACGTTCACAACAACGCCCCACCAGAGTACAAGAAGCTCTTCGAAGAACTCTATCCTATTATAAACCGAATTGTAAAAGACACCCTAAAAGACAGACTTTCCGAAGACGAAGTATGAGTGCCGGGATCAGTAGTTTATTTGATCCAGAAGCCCCAATTGACGCACCCATACGTTATTATCACTCCGAGTGCTCTCAGCACAAAAAAGACAAAGCCTTAATTATAACCCGTAGAGCAAGTGGATGGCAGTATTACTGTCACCGCTGTGGTCTAAGAGGCTTTCGGTCAGTAAGCGGCCTAAGCCCAGCTCAGACAATATCCTTTATAAATAAAGAAGATTTGCAGACAAATCCTTACCAGACCAACGTTCGATTACCCAAAGATTTCACGCGGTTGCTCCCCCCAGCGGGGATGTTCTGGCTTCGGAAGTACGGGATCACCCCAAAGGAGATCCAGCACTATATAATAGGGTACTCTCCGTTTCTGGACCGGGTAATCCTCCCAGTTTACCAAGAGGGGGTGCTTCGGTACTGGCAGGGCCGGAACGTCGGACAGATTACCAAAGAGCGCCCGAAGTATATCAATATCCGGGAGCGAGGGCGAACCGGAACTTACTTTATCGGGGACACCCACGATAATCAACAGAGTGAAGCCTTTGTTCTGGTAGAGGATATCTTGTCAGCAATCAAATTAAATCGGACGTGTCGCGCCATAGCGCTCCTATACGCGTATATCTCGGACGATTTGATACTCTCCATCCCAGCAGACAATAAAATTTATATCTGGCTGGATTCCAACAAATTTAAAGAGGCTTTGGGGTTTTTGAGGCGGTGCCACACGCTCGGGAGAGCGAGGGCTGTAATAGTCTTTACCGAAGCAGATCCAAAAGAGTGTAGTATTTCTGAAATAAAAAAACAACTGGTTTAAAAAAGAGGGGGGAATTGTATGGAAGAAATTGAATGTATTTTCGACGACTTAGAGCGAATCTGCGAAGAAGACAGCGTTGAAAATCTACAAGGAATCGCGAAAACAGTCTGTGATACTTGCAACAATCTCAGCGAGGCAATCTTAGTTTACTCCACAAACCCGGAGGTTGTTGCCGAGCTTAAAGCGGTGTGTGAGGAGTTCGGGTTCTGATTGACAATACAGCAATTATCTTAAGTGCTTTGCTGGACAAACCTACCTACCTAAAAACAATCAAGTATATTAGTGAGTTACCCGCGCAAGACGCGGTGTTTAAACGCACTGTCGCCACCGTAAAGAGATTTTACGAAAAGTATTCCGATACCCAAAAGATCACACCGGAGGAGTTAGAGACTCTTTTCTGGCTGGAAAATCCCGCGACGAAGGATAAATCGGCTTACGCCGAAGTCTTTGATAATATTAGAAAACACAAAGATACAAATCCTTCCTTGGTATTTGAGTGTTTGGATCAGTTGGTTGCTCAGAGTGTGAGCGCTGCTATCATCCAAGAGATGATTCCTATGAGCAGCGGAACTGGAGAGAACAACCTCCCAGCAGTCCGAGAATTAATTGACCAGTACAATACCAATATAAAGGGACTCACAGCAGAAGAAGAGGGGACAGACTCCGAGAGGGTGTGCTCTTTAGGTGTAGCGGATCTGATAGAGAGCGTAACGCCGAGGGAGGGGCTGGAGTGGCGGCTGGCCCCCCTCAACGACGTGATAGGCCCCCCGATACCGGGGACGCTGATCCACGTTTTTGCGAGGCCAGAAACGGGCAAGTCTGCGTTTTGTATTTCTGAGCTGTCCCACTTTGCGTACCAGCTCCGGGGGACAGAAAAGAAGTTGCTCTATCTGGGAAACGAGGAGTCTATCTTGCGTCTTAGGCTAAGAACCTACAGCGCGTTGTTAGGCGCGACTAAGGACCGGATTTCAGAGGACCCGGAGACTGCTGATAGGATCTACAAGGAGAACGGCGGTGAGAATCTGGTCACTATCGGGCAGGTGAAGACGATTGCTGCTATTCGGCAATATCTTGAACAATATAAGCCAGTTGTCTGCGTGATTGATCAAGGACCGAAGGTCCAGCTAACCGGGTCTAAGACAGAATCTAAGCACGAAAGACTCCAAGAATTATTTGAAGCTTACCGCGATTTAGCAAAAGAATACCAAGTAACTCTTATTACAATAGGTCAAGCAGATAAAAAAGCTCAGAATCGCCAGTGGCTCGATATGATCTATATTGACCAGTCTAAAGTGGGTGTTCAAGGTGAGCTGGATGTTGCTATCGGTATCGGTAAGATGGAAGGGCAAACCTACGAAAATACAAGGTATGTTTACGTTTCCAAGAACAAGATCAACGGCAACAATAACGTTCCGATAGTTGCCAGAATCGACAAAGATCTTTGCCGGATCAGTACCCACAAAAAGAAGTAAGTAAGTAAGAGAGTAAGAGGGTAGGTAAGAAAGTAACTAAGTAAAAAGGAAAGAGAATATTGACATACTGTATAGGGCTGGACGTAGAGACTTCTAAAAAACCTAATCATCTTCCTTGGTTAGACGATTCTTTTCTCGTTTCAATTGGGGTAGCGAGAGAGGATGGAACTACCCAAGTGTGGGTGTTTAATCACTCAGAGGTCGATAGCAGCCTTGTTCCCGACAACGTTAAACTTGCTGAAATACAAAAGGAGATTGACAACGCAGCGCTTGTCTGCGGCCACAATTTTAAGTTTGATCTGTACTGGTTAAGCTCGGTCGGGCTGGTCTGTCCCGACTCAAAAGTATTCTGCACTTCGACGGCAGAATATATTCTATCCGGCCAGCAAATAAAATACCCGTCGCTGGACTATCTGTCCAAACGATACGGAATTCCAGATAAAATTGATCTTGTTAAAACTTATTGGGACAGCGGGTATGAGACGGACGAGATACCTCTGTCCGTTCTTAATCCTTATTTAGAGCAAGATTGTATCAACACACTGGCTATTTATCAGAGACAACGGGGACAGATAAGAAAGGAGGGACTGTCTAAAGTTGTCCGGCTCCACTGTGGGATCGTCGGTATGCTTGCCGACGTGGAAACGAACGGGATGAGGTTTGACTCCGCGCTGGCCGCAGAGTATGCGGCTGAGTATGCAGAGAAAATAGCGGATATTGACTCCGAACTAATCGGGTTGTTTGGTTTCGATATCCGCTTAAACTCTGACGACGAGCTGTCTGCGGGGCTTTACGGCGGTGTTATAAAGCGGGAAGGAACGGAGACTGTTGAAAGAGAATTAAAAGGTGGTCGGATAAAGCAATACGAAAGAAAGTGTATCACACCAACCCGAATCGAGGGGTTGGGGATCAGCCCCCTCCCCCGGTCCCAAACCAAGAAAGACGGGTACTATTTTGTAAATAAGAACGTCCTCGCAAAGCTCAAAACAAAAGACAAGAGGCAAAAGCGGGTACTCAAATTATTACAAGAGAGATCCAAGCTTGAGAAACAACGGGGGACTTATTTTGTCGGTCTCCCAAAGAAATCTGTTAACGGAATTATCCACCCTTCCTTTAATAATACAGCAACAAATACTGGCCGATTTTCTTCTTCAAACCCCAACGGGCAGAACTTGCCGAAGAGCCGTACAGCCCCGGTTAAGAGGCTTTTCCTTCCTCGCTACGACCAGATCCTTAACGTCGATCTCTCTCAGATCGAGTGGAGAGTTGTTGCCTTTTTTGCGCAAGATTGGACTGCAATAAAAGAGATCGCTGACGGTCTGGACGCTCACACCGATAACGCGATTAAGTTTTTTGGGGACGCGAAGTTTCGGGATGCAGCAAAAGCTTTGCTGTTTGGTTTGATTTACGGTCGGACAGCTCAAGGCTTCTTTGACGATCCCAATATGCCCAAATTATCGCGTAAAGCGTGGCAGATCGCGATAGACCGCTTCTATCAAAAGTATTCTAAAATTAAGGAATGGCAGAATCGAAATATCAAATTTGTTGAGGAAAACGGATATCTTAAGCTCCCCTCTGGTCGCATCCTAAGATTCAAACGGGATCTTCGGGGGAACTATTCGGAAAACCAGATCAAGAACTATCCGGTCCAAGGGTTCGCCAGCGGCGATATTGTTTGTTTGGCGATGCTGTTGATCCGAAAAGAGCTTAAAAAAGGGGAGTTTACCTCTTTGGTTATCTGTCAAGTCCACGATTCGTTAGTTCTGGATTGTCCTAACGAAGAGGTGCAGCCAGTAGCTAAGATCTGTCTGGATGTGTTCCGTAAACTCCCTCTCTATATCAGCCGATACTTCGGTTGCGATTTCAACGTCCGGTTGGCTGGGGACGCGGAAGCGGGTCCTAACTATGGGGAGATAGAGAAAATATCAGCGTAGGCCAGTAGCTCAATCCGGTGGAGCACCTGCCTTTGACGCAGGGTGATATAGGTTCGACTCCTATCTGGTCTTCCAAAAAATAAAAGGAGGTTAATTTTGAAAGTAAAAGTTATAGAGGAGCGTGGCTACGAAGAAGCCCTTCTGGGGCTGGGCTTAAGCCACGATATCTCCCGTAAGTATATGTTTTTAACCGACAATCACCCAGCGTGGGAGATGACAGCGTTTGATTACCGGAACAACGAAGTTATAGAAAATAAACCTCCCAGTATGGCTTACTTAGAAGAAATCGCGAGAAGTTTAGCCCACGCCCAAGGCGGTCACAATAAGTTTTTGGAGTCAATCCAAGTATGGTTTGTAGTAGAGGCCACTCTTAAATTCTGGGATCAATTTGATACCTATCGAGTTGGAATTACTAAACAATCTGACAGTATGATGCACACCATTCTAAAACGGGGTGCTATCAAAAAAGAGAACTGCGGGAAGCACGTTGACCAACGCACTCTGGATATCGTCAACGAATATATTGAGTGCGGAGACTTTGAGGGGGCGGTCGAAAACGCCCCGGTAGGCTTCCACTATACCCGCCTCGTCAATTGTAACTATAAGACTTTACAGAATATTATTTACCAACGAAAAAACCACAAGTGGTACGAGTGGCGGGAGTTCTGCGTTGAAATTCTGAAGCAGATTGCTTTCCCCGAATACCTAATCAAAGACAAAAAAAAAGGAAACTAAATCTTGATCGTAAAACTAACAAAAGACGTAACTGAAGAAAAGAGAACCTCAAAAGCCGGGAAGGATTACGACGTACTATTTCTTGTCGGAAACAAGAAAGACCAGAGTGGTCAGTATTCCGCAGACACTTGGAAAAAGGACATACCCACTTGGGATGATATAGCAAGTGATTTCAGAGACTTCAAAGCTGGGGACGAGATCAATATAAAGATGGTCAAAGACGGCCAGTTTTGGAAAGTTGAAGGGGTTTCGAAGCTGGGAGCCGGGGGAGGAGGAGGCTCCTCTTCTCAATCAAAGAGCAGAGGAGGGGGTAGTTTTCAGTCTCCAGCAGCGGGTCAGTTCAGATCCCCGGAGGAGATCATCCGCACTTCAGCAATTGAGGCATCCGTTAAATTGCTTGGCAATCTGGCAAGCAATCAAGAGGTGTTTGGAAAGGCGCTCAAGAAGACCCTCACTCAAGAGGGAATCAGAATGATTCTTTTAGAGAATGCTGAGTCTTTTGAGGCGTTTATCAAGGGGGGTGCCTCGGGTAAAGTAACAGAGTCTGACAACTCCGCGCTCAAGGGTGGAAGCGGCGATCTGGACGACAACGTGCTTTACTAACAGTTTACCAAGGGAGCCTATCGGCTCCCCAAAGGAGGTATAAATATTAGAAATATTAAATATCCAGAACACTACGACGACGTAAAACATATTAAACCAGTATTTGATTTGCTGATAGCTAATATGGGCAAATACTCAAAGGGGGAGGCTGATTTCAGCGTAACAGAGTTGATTGACTCAACCCGGCTTGCCCGGTTAAAGGTGTTATATCCGTATGTTAAACGAGAAAAAACAGCAATTAATAGCACTCTGGCTGGAGTCAGAGGGGATGCTGTCCACTCTCACTTTGAGGCTGGACTTAATCTGCTTTCTGGCTACGTATGTGAGCAACGTTTATTTTTAGACGTTTACGGGGCTAAGGTTTCCGGCTGTCCCGATATTATCCGCAAAGATGTTCTTTACGATATCAAAACGTGTAACGTCTTCAAAGTAGTCAAAAAGAAGATAGCCGAGTGGACTAACCAGCTCAATCTTTACGCTTATATGGCTAAGAAATCCAAGGATATAGAGATTAATCAATTGTTTGTTATTGCAGTTATGGACGGGTGGAACCAGAAGCAAGCCGACGCAAACCCAGAATATCCGCAGACCCGTTTTACTCAGATTCCAATTCCGCTTTGGCAAGAAGCTGATCAGCTTGATTACCTCAAACACCGTATTGAAGAGCACCGGAACGTCAAGCTTCTGGAGGAAGAACACCTTCCTATTTGTACAGACTTAGAAAGGTGGAAAGACCCGTCAACGTTCGCTGTCCTTAAAGTCGGCGGCAAACGCGCCCTAAGAGTTTTTGAAGATCGGGAGGCTGCTGAAGTTGAGCTGGCAAAGCGCATCCAGAGTAATAAAAAACAAAACTACTTTATTGAAGAGCGCAAAGATCGGGGAACCCGCTGTAAAAGTTATTGCAGATTCAAGTCACTCTGCGAAGGCGAGGAGTGGTGGTAAAAGATATATTTACTTATAAGGATTGGGAGTCAGAACAGTATCTTAAGCAAGTCTGGGAGTCAACCCACGACGGTCACATCCTCCACCAGTTTCCTCAGTGGCACCGGGTAGACTTCTTTATTGAGTTCAATAAACACCTTGTCGGATATATTGAAGTTAAATCAAGGAGTTATATCCTTTCGAAACTTGAGACTGTCTATCTGGACGAAAGCAAATACGATTATATGCTGGCCTTGTCAAAGCTGGATAAAGTACCAGCATACTACGTTTCCGGGTGGCGGTGCGGGTCTGTTATCTCCGTTCCGATCAACGACGATCTGGAGTTTGAGCGTCGGATGGGTGGATTCAAGAAGCGGGGAGATAAGGATAAGCCCTTGATAGATATACCAAAATATCAATTCGAGTTAATCAAGGAGGCGAATATTGGTCAAGAGACTAAGAAAGAGGAAGGGTAAGAAAAAAAGAAAGTCATACAGCGACGGAGTTAATCAGTTCCGGTCTGAAGGGGAGTCTCTTCTTGCAGCCCAGCTTTCCAAGCTGGGGACAACTTGGGAGTACGAACCGAAGGATGCCCGGATGAGGTGGCAACCTAAAATTAGAACTTACCTTCCAGACTTCCGGGTTACTCGCGACGACGGGTCGGTGCTGATTATCGAGTATAAAGGACGACTTACAATAGATGGACGGCAGAAGATATTAGCAATTAAAACCCAATATCCCGACGTTGATTTTAGGCTGATCTTTGAGCGGCCAAACAACCCGATCAACAAAGGATCTAATACGACATACGGAGAGTGGGCCACAAAACACAATATAATCTGGGCCTATAGTCGGATGCCAAAAAGCTGGTTGAAACCTCAAAAAAGGAGAGCTAATCACAGTGCGTATCGAGATAAGCAAAGTTAACCACGACGCAGTGCTCCCAACGTACAAGCACGTTGGGGATGCTGGCTTTGATCTTAGATCGTTGGTCGGAAAGAAGATCCAGCCCGGTCACTACGGGGTATTCGGGACCGGGTTATCCTTCGGGATTCCGTTTGGGTTTGAACTCCAGATCCGGCAGCGTAGCGGTCTTTCAAAAGACTTTCCCAACTACCTTGTCAACTCTCCAGCAACAATCGACTCTGGTTACACCGGAGAAGTTACTCTAATTATTAGAAATAATTCTAAGCGGGTGTGGAGAATCTCCCCCGGCGATAGAATCGCCCAAGGGGTGATTGCCCCGGTTATCCGGGCTGAATTTGTCGAAGTAGATACTCTTTGGGCAACCGACCGGGGAGACGGCGGTTGGGGTTGTACGGGGGTAACGGGATGAACGGTAAACAAGCGAAAAGATTAAGAAAGATTGTCAATCGGATTTGCGAACGTCACGGTATCAGTGCTGAAAAGAAGTACGTCCAGCACCCCAAGACGGGGGTGGTTTACGCCGTTGGTCGGCGTCGGAAATATCAAGACGCAAAAAAGATATATACGGAGGTGCTACGGGGTGTTTATTAAAGTTGGTTACGACTCAGACTTCGATACAGTTATGATGTACTTGTGGAGCAAGTACGGAAAAGAACTGTTTGATATCGACGGGATAGGAAAGCAATTAGACCAGAATTTATTCGCGAAGGAGTTTTTCAAAAACAAAACAACCACCGCCGACGCTTCGGTGGACAGCAACAGCAACGTTGCTACAAAAGACGTAATTGCCTATAATTACGAGGCTTCTAAGCCCTTTCAGCGTTACAATTCATACTTTCTCCTCTGGCAAGAGTTGCGGGATCTTTACGATCTCCAAACCGCAAACCAGATATTAGAAGATCAGCTTGTTGGAAGAATTTATATCAACGACTTCCACTCTCTTGCGAAGCCTTACTGCTTTAACTATAGCTGCTACGATATTGCGCTTGGAGGACTTCAGATGGGCGCAAAGGTGCGCTCTTTGCCCCCCAAATCGCTCTTTACTTTTAAGAGCCAGATTGAGCAGTTCGTTGTCAACGCCTCCCAGAGTACCGCTGGGGCCACCGGACTCGCTGACCTGCTGATTTGTATGGCTTACTATATTGATAAGATATTAGAATTTAACGATATAGAGCAGTTTGTATCGTTCAGAGATTTTAAAGAAGATTGTGAAGTATTCGAGTACGCGATATTCCGGGATGGGAATATCGTGGTTGGGAATACTGAAGAGGATGTTTGGACTTACGTAAGAGAGACTTTAACTTCCCTAATCTACGGTTTCAACTTCCCTATGAGGGGTGCTGAAAGTCCGTTCGTTAATATCAGCGTCTTTGACGATAACTTCTTGGAATCACTCGTAAAAGATTATAAATTTAAAGACGGCGCTATCCCCACGTTTACTACAGTAGAAAATTTACAACGTGTTTATTTGGAAGTTATGAATGAAGAGTTACGCCGCGCCCCAATCACTTTCCCGGTAACAACGGCTTGCTTCACCGTTAACGACGAGGGTGAAATTCAAGACGAAGGCTTCCTCAAGCTGATTGCTGAAGAGAACAAAAAATACGGGTTTATCAATATCTACTGTGGTAAGTCAAGTACGCTAAGTTCTTGTTGTCGCTTGAGATCCGACACTCGAAACGAGTATTTTAACAGCTTTGGATCTGGAAGTACAAAGATCGGAAGTTTAGGAGTTTGTACTATCAACCTTCCCCGGTTGGTTGAGGAAACACTCAGAACAAATCCCAACGACTTCCCAGCAGTTATCCACGAAATCTGTCTGGTTGCCGGGAAAGCGGTCAAGATTAACGCTGCGAAGCGTTCCATTCTCGCTGATAGGATCGCTCGGGGAGCACTCCCGTTGTATGATCTTGGTTATATGGAGTTGAGTAAACAATACTCAACGATAGGAATAACGGGGCTATACGAGGCCGTTGAGCTGCTGGGGCATAGTATAGTATCAGAAACTGGTCAGAACGTCGCAGAACGTATCATACGGGCCTTAGACCTTGTATCTAAGATTGCTCAGAAGAGGCACAAAACGCCTCACAATATCGAGCAAGTACCAGCCGAAAGTTCAGCAATCAAGCTGGCAACTAAGGACAAATATCTTGGGTTTAACAAAGCCAATCTGCCCTTTTATAGCAATCAGTTTATTCCGCTGCAAGCGGAGGCTACGTTGCTTGAACGTCTTGAAATACAAGGGAAATTCGACGGGATGTTCTCGGGAGGTGCAATCTGTCACGTCAACGTCGAAGAGAGAATTGAAGACGTTGAGGATATGGAAAAGCTTATCAGAATGGCTGCAAAACGGGGAGTGATTTATTGGGCTGTGAACTACAATCTCCAAGAATGTGAGAACGGTCATATGACCGTCGGGAGGAAAGACACTTGCAATATTTGCAAGTCCCCGATTATAAATAATTTTACGAGAATAGTTGGTTTCTTAACAAATACAAAGCACTGGGCGGCGGTCCGTCGAGAAAAGGATTATCCTAATCGTCAATTCTATAAGGGGGTATCTTAGATATGAATTACGGAGGATTGCAATACTCACTGACAACTAAATCTCTTGAGATATACCTCTCTGGTTGCGAAGCTCCGTATTGTGCCTATTGCCACAATCCAGAACTTCACGATTTCAAGGCGGGGAAGCCAATCAGTAACGAGATGCTGCGGAGGGTAGCATCCAATATAAAGTATGGAGAAGTAGAACAGATCTGGGTGCTGGGGGGAGAGCCGCTCGATCAGAAGCCTCTTCCGCTGCGGTTGTTGCTACGGTCACTCTCCCAGTACAAACTTCCGATTATTGTTTTTACCAAGTACGAACAATTCGAGATAGACCAGATGCCTAAGCATCTGGAAACCTTAAAAGAATTCGCAACTTATATTAAGCTGGGGCGGTATGTATTTTCTGAAGCTTCTGATAATTCTTATAGCGTTCAAGGTATCAGACTCGCCTCTCGAAATCAGACAGTTATCCCAGCCTCGCAGTTGTGGGCGGGAGGAGAAGCAAGTGTCGATTAATCAGAAAGATATGAGGATGTTAGTCTCTGACGTACTAACTCTTCTTGAACCAGAAATACCGTATTCTGAGGCTGCAATTGAACTGCTTATTATGACGATAGCCCACGAATCCAAGGGCGGTTACTATCTTGAGCAAGTTCGTGGTCCCGCCGTCGGTGTAGTTCAGATCGAACCAGATACAGCCGAAGATATCTGGATTAATTACTTAAACAGAAAACCAGCAATCGCAGATAAGATATTACAATTTATCCCAAATACTAAATTTGAGTCAGAGCAGTACCCAGCATACGAGAATAAGTTTCTCTGGCAGTTAAGAGTGAATCTGGCTTACCAAGTAGCACTGGCGAGGGTTCACTATTGGAGAGTGCCGGAAGCACTCCCGGATGAGAGAGATATCAAGGGTTTAGCTCAGTATTACAAGAAATACTACAACACTTACCAAGGATCGGCAGATCCAGAGAGAGTTATTGAAGATTATTACAATTACGTAAAGTGGGGGAGATAAATAATATGGATGTGTGGGTTGATAAAGAACACCATATCACTTCAGACAGTTATAATTATATATTAAGAGACACCCAAACCCCCGAAAACAGTTACTATTATTCCTTAGACGCTACTCTAAAGGGTTGGGCAAATCACATTCTAAAGAGCCACTCCCGCAAAGCTGTCTGTATTGATTCTCTTATTGAGTTGCTCGAAGAATTACAAAATCATATTGAGAACACCTTTCCTACGGAATTCTTAAAAGAGGGTAATATAACGTGGGGACATTCTAAAAAGGCTACAGAGGAAACGGATGAATAAAGATCTTATTTTAGAAAAGGACGACCCGGTAAACCACCCGAAACACTATAATATGTACCCGCTGGAGGTAAAGGAGATTATAAGGGTGGTGCTGGATGAGGCAGAGCAGACAGTTGAGGAGATGTCTTTTTATCAAGCGTATTGTCTTGGCTCTATTGTCAAGTATCGCCTCCGGGCGGGTTTGAAAGACCCGGCAAAGCTTGCCGAAGATATAGAAAAGGCCAACTTTTACCTTGACGAATTTAGAAGAAGTTGATACGTACTTTACCAGTAACGGTGCAAGGTCAAGTGCTTTCACCCGGCTCCGTTACGGAGGCTTGTCGGAGAGCCGATAGCGAAGTACAAGGCGTGGTGGCACCTTGGGGGGAGCCTTGAAACGTCACTGATTCACACACACACAAAGAGAAAGAGAAATAGATTGGCAACTTATTACGCGATAGTCAGATCGAACGAAGAAGGATTTGCTGTGGCCTTCCCAGATCTAATAGGTTGCAACACTTGCGGGAAAGATATGGAAGAGGCCGTAGAGATGGCGCGGGATGCTCTAACAAATCACTTAGAACTTTCAGAACCAGTCTTTATAAATCCTCCAACAGTGTTTGCGGCTTTCTACGATCAATACAAAGAGTTTACGGCTTTGTACAAACAATACGTAGTAGTAGAAGATACTTTTATTATCCCGATTTCTACACTCTAGGCGAGGCGCGAAGTAGGCACCCCACGGAGGTATTAGCTCCTACTCAAAATAAAAGCTAGGAATCTATAATATCTAAGATTTGTCCAATTTTTAGAGAGAAACCCCTTCTACTCTGGCGAGTAGGTGGGGTTTTTTTTTGCCTATTGACTTCTGATAGTATAAGAGGTATGGTGATTTTGGTTGTCGCTTACCCAGCTTCGACTCAAATCGGTCCACGCCTTCCACCCTGCGTTGTGCAGGGCGGGGGGTTCTTATAGCGTTACTGTATTCTTGTTTCGTACTACGTGGGCGTTTAAAGAGAGACAGTGGCTCCTACGTAAAATAAAAGCCCGGAATCTTGAGGATCAGCAAAGTAAATCCTTTTTAGGTTTTACTCAGTGGTAATCTACAAGTTAAGTACCAAGTAAAAACCACCCTTCTTGGTCACCTTGGGGTGGTTTTCCTTGTTGAAGTTATATTTGAGAAGTGTTATAGGTAAGCTGCCAAGATCGGTTAGTTAATAAAAGATGTTAGTGGGTAAGGGCCAGCTTTCGAGCTGGCCTTTTCTCGTTTAATCTTCTGTCTCTATTCTGAACAGTGGCTCGATTATCTTGTTGTGCTCTTTCATCAAACCGACTCTCACACAACTCTCAATATAAGTAGATAAGTCTTCGAGCATCCCCGTGATATTATTCTCGATATCTCTGGTTTCACCCACCCCATCTTCTCCAGTTATTGCGGTATTTATAAGCGAGGTTGCTCCGCGTACCAAACGGTTAGCAATAATATTCTGGTCAGCACTCAAGCTTAAAATAGCTTCAGCAACCCCCTCTTTTATCCCGTAATCTTTCGCTATCTTTTTGCAAAGATTTTTAAGATCCTTTTTCATCTCTTGATATACTTCCTCTGTCATTCTACTTCCCTTTATTTAAGTGCTAATACAGCCTCGTCCCCGGCACTCGGAGCGTGGTGCATATAACGTTCCGTCATCGTAACGGAGTGGTGTCCCAGCAGATCTCTAAGTGTAATAATATCAACACCTTGGAGAACAAGCCAAGTTGCGAAGGTGTGCCGGAAAGTGTGGAAGGTCACTCGCTTTTTTGAGTTGGGTTCTAAACCTCTGTTAAGACTAAGCATACTGATAGTTTTCTTGATTGTATTCTTTGGTAAACCTTCTGGGAATACTAATTCAGAGGGGCCAATCTCTCCGGTTTCCTCAATCCACGCGTAGAGGGCGTTGACCACCTTGTGGTGTAGTCGAACTCTGCGGGTTTTCTGTTTTACGTTCTTGTTTTTAGTTTGGGCAGTCAAGAATTCGTTGTCCAGATCTACATCTTCCCAACGGAGCTGTTCAAGCTCCGAACCCCGAAGCCCGGTATAAATAGCTATCTCGAAGACGGTCAAGCAAAGCGGGTCGTCAAACGTTTTAAACATATTCCGCAACCTCTCGTACTCCTCGAAAGAAAGGGCGCGCTCCCTCCGGGACTCACACTTTAGCCTTTGGACGAAAGCAAGCGGATTCTTCGTTGACGGCCAGTCCCCGTTTGCGTATGTTCGGTTGATTATCGCTGAAAGTGTCGTAAATACAGACGCTTTGTTCAGATCAGTCAAACCCCTCTTTGCCCAATCAAACTTCAGATCTTCGATTTTCTGAACACTTACGTTCTTTAAATTGGTAGAACCGAGAAGCGGTCGAATATGATTTTCGTACCGGGATCTGGCCACTCGGATTGATTCCCCCGTCTTTCCGTTTCCGACCATACACCGAAAATACGCCTCGGCTGCGTCGTCAAACCGTTCGATTTTCGCTGCTTTACTGAACTCTCTCCGCGTGTCCATCCGGCGCGTTCTCTCCGCTTGAGCCTTTTCTGGAGTCCAGCCCTCATCTTTATAACCCGCGAGTTTCCGGGAACTGTCGTAGTGTATGTGGTACGCAATCCGACCGTCAGAACACGCGTACTTGTACACTCCGGTATACCCTTCAAGCTTTGTTGTTCTCTGATTTGTCATCCTCCTCCTCCTTATTTTCTTATTTTCTTGCTTACCTTCTTTATAAGCGGATAGGGTGGAATTGTCAACAAATATATTGACATACGCGCCGCGTATGTTGTATATATTGTGGATTGCAAACAAATATACAAAAAAAGGAGGATCGCAGTGGGAATAATATGCGCTATCGCGAATTATAAGGGGGGGACGGGAAAAAGTATGACGTCGATCAATCTTTCGTCAGCTCTGGCGAGACGAGGGTTGAAAGTGTTGGTGGTTGACAACGATCCGCAAGCAGATTCTACGGACGCGCTTATGCGCGACCCGGACAAGGAAATTAATAATTGTCTGTATGAGTTACTTGACCCGGATCAGTTAAGGAAGCCCCCGATTGAAGATTGTATTTACAATACAATCCACAACAATATCAAAATACTCCCGAACGTGACCGAAACTACCGGACTTGAGGTCCCGATAGCTTTGCAATATCCGAACAGCAATTTCTATTTAAAACAGCAGGTTAGGGATTTTGCAAGGGATAATTTCGACGTTACTTTAATTGATTGCTCACCGACACTCGGAATCAGCGTTTCTAACGCTCTGTACGCTGCTGATTGCGTTGTGATTCCGATGTTGGCTGGATCAGCCAACTCCCTTAAAGGAGTGAGTGGAGTTCTGAAGTTGATGAGCGCGGTACAAGATACGGGGAACGATACGCTTAAGCTATTGCGGATAGTAGTAAACAGAGTGGATCTACGGCGGACTGTTCACAAAGCTAATATCGCGAAGCTGAACGACCGATTCGGAGAAGCTGTGGTGTTTGATTCTCTTATTCCGAAGTGTGCTGGCTTCGAGGACTCAGAGTATAACGGAAAATCAAGTATCTTTGAGTTTGGGAGAAATTCTAAAGGAACTCAAGCGTTTAGAGATTTGGCAACTGAATTTATTAAATTACTGGAGGACGAATATGGTATTATCCCGAGCACAATCAACAAAAGTGGGCAGAGAGGACCGGGACGACTTGCGAACCGTAGAGGCGCGAAAAAGATTGGAGGAGGTAGTGACTAAGGAGTCCAGAAAAGATGTCGCGGATAGGGCAAGGGAAGTGTTGCAGGGCGCGGTGGAGGGCGCAACTCCGGGGTTCTGCCCCGAGAAGTGCCCCGGCGATCTCACCGAAAAACAGTACTTCTTACTTTGGCAGATCTACCACACCCGCCCTTTTAAAGTGAAGGATCTGGGTGTAAGTGAGCAATATAACAAACATATTCCTTACGGCTCGGTGAAAAACTATATAGAGGAGCTGCTTTTTAGGGGATATTTGGAGGCAGTATTTCTGGTAAGCTACGCTGGTACTGCCAGATCAACCGCAGTAGTAAACAAGCGGAGGTGTCTCCCAGTATTGGGACCAACCGCTGTCGTCAACGAGGATCAACTTACAAACGACGAACACCGAATGAGAACTATCGGCTGGAAATCGTCTTGAGCAATAGACAAAAGGGCCAGCCCCAGCCCTCCAGGTTGGCCTTTCTTGCTGTCTAAAATACTATAAATCTTGATATAAACTGTAAGACGATAATAATAATTCCAGTAATAACACCAACTTGTAGTTTCTGATTCTGTATTTTCTGATCCTTCATCCTCTCTTCTAACTGTCTGATACGCTGGTCCCGCTCTACGCAGCGGGGGAATCCCACCCCGTTTGAAATCTTGTCGAACTGTTTTATCAGAGTAGTTAGCTTAGTCTCAATCGCTATCAGTTTTTCTCCTTGTTCCTTATCATTCATATTATCTTATCCTTTCAAGAGCTTGCTTGAATACCTCCGTTCGCTTCTTGAATACTTCGTCGAGCTGCTTCCGGCGCTCTGCCGGGGATAACTTCTGGTTCTTAGCTATAATCTTCCTTCTGGTATTCAGCTTCCGTATTTGTTTGGTAAATAATTTCAGCTTGTTGTGGTTGAGGTACTCCTCGCGGTGCTCGCTCATATACTTCTTATACGTCTCGTAATCTCTGCTGCTCTTATACCCGTTGAGGGAGTTGATAACTTGATCTACTTCGTTTACAAGCTCGTAATAAGCAGTCTCATACTTAGTATGCTTCGGGTTCTTGTCTCTTCGAAATCTGCCGGACCCGAGTATCACCCCGGTCAACCAGTGGTGCTCCGATCTGGCGGCTGGCTCAACCGGGAAGTCACTGAAAGGCTTGAGGATTCCGTCGAGGGCCAGTAGCCCAAATCTTCCGGCAAAGCCGAAATATCCGTTGACAAGGTGATCTATATTCTTTGGAGAGACTTCCGAAAGCCCCTCAATTGCCTTCGCAACAATCCGGGACGTGTCGCTGGTGTACTGATCGTAGTGATCTACTTCATCCTTTCTTTCCATACTGGGGTTGACAATAGGTCTACCAGTAAAGTAATTCTTGTTGTTGTAGACTTCGGCTGCTGGTTTGAATGCTTGCGGAACAAGTGAAATACCGAAGGAGGCTTGTCCAAGAAACTTCGTATAATCCCAGATAGCCTCGCCAAGAGGCTCGTCCTTAGCGTCTAAGACCATATCCAGCGTAGCCGGGATAACCGTTCCGAACAGCAGCCCCACTTCAAAAGGAAGCGGTACCCGGTAGTGTTTCTCCGTTCCGAAGAAGTGGAGGTATTGCCACTTTTCGTGGGTCTCAAGCTCCTCCCACTCATCCTCGTTACCAGTTCTGTTGATTGCCAACAAAGTGGATGCTAAGACGGTCAGCAGCAACCCGGTATTAATAACGTGTTCTTGGGTCTCCTCTTCACTGATTGCCCGAGCAAATTTGTACTGCCCTTGAGCGTGGGCGTTGAGAAAGGGGACAAGCGCAATAAGATGTTGAGCCAAAGCGCCGCGTCCACGATTGCTGAAGTCCATCAAGTCACGCGACTCGAAAGCAGACGCAAACTTTGACTTACCGTCTGCTAAGTTTTCCCGATAAAGAGCAAGTCTGGAGGCGTTCTCTGCTGCCTCTCCAACCTTCTCCCAAGCATCCCACATACTTAAGAGGACACCCTTTCCTTTATCTCCTTTCCCCTTATTGATAACAGAATCAATAGTCTTTCCAGCATCTTGGGTGTGCCAGCCCCCGCTGAAAGCACCACCTATCCCTCTCATCTCAAGATACTCCGGGTGCTCGTTCCAAACGTCCCGGAGAGCCTTCGCCACTCCACTTATTTTGAAGTTGGGGGAGATAATCTTTGAGTGGATAACATCCCTCAGTAAGTTAGCAATTCTGAAGGCGGGATTCACTGTAATTCCCAGTGTTAACAGACGTTTAGGGGCCGATAGCATCTTAATAAAGCTGGCTGTAATAGCCTCGTTATTTACGTCAGCCAATACCTCAAACAAGTGGGGATCGTTGGTCTTGATAAACTTTGAGACTCCCTTCTCTTTAATAGAAAATACCCCGTCCTCGTTGATAGGACTCACCATATTCACCATATCAACGTAAAAATCTCGGGTACCCTTCGGGAGCTTGCTGGGGTCAAATCCCATACTGGTGAGTAAACTGTTTAAGCCTCTGTTTACCTCCCCAGCTCTAACTCTTATATTCTCTGGTTTGCCGACTTTCCTAACCTCAAAGACACTCACTTCTTGCCCTTGATCGTTTTTAATTTTAGCCTTTTCCAAAGCTTTATAGAGTTTGGTGTTGGCTTGGTTCTTTATCCCCTCGTTTACTATATAGGTGTAGTTTGTAAGTAGATTCTCGATAGGATCTCCGATTGACATCTTCGATCCTTTTAAGTGTTTGATACCGCCTACGGTGTTACCCTTTGAGCGGGGAATGATTGATTTATAGGCATCCCCAAGGAAGTCTTCAGCCATCCGGTTGAAGGGTAAATAGAACTCCCTCTTCCACTGGGGAACTGAGCTTGCTTTAATCACTCCAGTATCAACCGCGAACTGGAGTACTGAATCGTTTATCTCTTGCAGCCTATCTTCAGCCGACTTCCAGAGGTCTTTGTTCGCGTCCCACTCTTCCTTTGTCGCTTCCCGCAGCTCGTCAATAACAGTCTGAGTATCAAGATAGTTAGGTACCATCTTACCAGCAGAATCGCTAAAGATTTCGGGAGTTTCTGGATCAACACCAAACAGCTTCTTACCAATCGACACCTCCTTGTTGTCAAAAAGGAACTGAGCTGAGTTAGCGAGATAGTGAAGCTTAAACGCGGGTGCTGAATCACCCAGCGCCTCGAAGACGGAAAGAACTCCTCCCCGGAGTTCACCCTCTTCCGGGTCCTGCTCCTTCTTGTAAGCTACCCAACCGTTCTCTTCCAGAATAAGGCCGTCGTGGAACACGCCGCCCATAATCTGAGGAAGGGCTGCGATCATACGACGGGCTTTATAGGGGTCCTCTTCGGGGGAAAGCTTAACCCCGATCTCGTCTAAGTGCTCACCAACAACAGTCTTAAGATACTTATATCTATCGAGATATTGCTCTACGAAGTGGTTCTTACCCCTCTTCGCGTTTCCCTTTATATCTCCGAGAATAAAGTCTTTCGTATCTTTAATATTGTCCCAGAGGGACTTCTTGCCCATATTGGTATTACGGATTGCCTTTGTTGCGGTTGACTTGATCTTGAGGTGGTCAAACCCGTTTACGGTGGAGTAAAGTGGTTGCTCAGTGGAGATTGGTAGTTCTTGCTGTTTTATAGCTTCTCGTTTAAAAATCTCGCCACTCTCCAGTTCTCTTGCTATATTACTAGCAGACTCAATACCGAATATACTCTTCGCCAGCTTGGAGAAGAAGTCTTTTATCTTTTGTACTACTCTCCCAGTGACGGTCCCCCGACCGTCCTTTCTTTCTCTGATAAGCTGCTGGATGAAGTAAGCGCGGTTCTCCCTTGGGTCTGAGTGCAACTCGTATGCAAGTTTGTTACGTTTAGACGCCCTTATTACGGCCTTGTCCAGCACTTTAACGTCTGCGGGTGTTACTACCCCTATACGCTCTAAAAGGTGCTGTATTTCGTGCGTGAGCACGTCTTCGGTAGCCACACCCTCAACAAGCTCGATTGTCGTTCCGTACTGCTTTCCGGCGATCAACTGGCCGTTCCGGTTAAGTACCCCGCCTTTGGCTTCGATTAGAACACTTCCTTCGGGGGTCTGGTCTACGATTTTTATAGTCGCTCCGCGTCCATTCTGGAAGCGAACTGAATAAGTTTTTTTGCCCGTCAATATGACAGATTGGCCCTTAAAGGCTTGTTTTATTTGGGTTTCTGAAATCGGGTTCTGATTTGTTTTTTGACCAGTTGTAAAGGAAACGTCGGGGTTATCTGGTATTGTAAAGGTCTGCTGGTCTTTTTCTTTATACTCGGTTTGAATACTTAATATCTGCTCGTCGGAAAGGGTAAAGTGTCCGGCACTTACCACTGGGAATACGAGAGGATTCCCCCACCCCGAATCTCTTATTTCAAACACGTCATCCCCGTTGGTAATAAAGGTGCGCTTCTTTCGGGGGATTCTTGCAAACCCCTTGTTCCCACTCATACCCGCGTTATAGAGCGCTTCTGCGACTTGTAGTGGGCTGTATTTATCGGATCTCCCACCCAGTTTCATACTGAGCTTGCCCAAACTCTCGATACCCTCTACCTCTGCGTGAGAAAGGTTTGTCAGTTCAGATATTTGCTTGCCTATAATTTCTTTACCTGCTGGATCGTACCAAGTGCCTCTTGGGAGTCCAGCAAGATACCGTACTCCGGTCTTCTTATAAATCTTATTAAGTTTAAACTCAGTTGCCCTCATCCTATCAAACTCTGCCATATGAGCTGGGTCAGTAGGATCTATACCCAGCTCCTCCTTTATTGCTGGTATTAGGCCCGTTGTACTACCGACCTTAAGATTATTCCCAACGGGCATCGTAATTCCGACAATCTCTTCAGACCCGTCAAAAAACTTCAGCATCCCGGTAGGGGGGTGAAGCTTTGGGGTTGCTTTGGGGTGCTCGGTGAGGATGGCGTTGATATACGTAGTCTTGTATATATAGTGCTTAAGATCTCCATCCTCAAATTCAACGTGTATGACGCTTTCAGCGTCGTGGGCAGCTATCGGAGATTCTGGATCGTGAATAAGTCGGGTGTCAAGATACTCTTTTCCGAGAGTAACTTCCTCAAGTCCCGTCGTAGATAAAATAGATTCCATATTTATTTTGCCAGTAGCATACGGGAGCTTTCCCACACTGGGCGCGTCGTCCATCTTAACTAAATATTGTCTGTTTGAATAAAACCCGTCTTGGTATATTGGTTGAATATATTTACCCTTTGGGGGTATTGGTTTTTGTGTTTTCTTTTTATACGCTCGTTTTTCAATATGAGCTGTAACACTTGTCGTATTTTGTACTGGGGGTTTTTTATAGGGGCTGTCTGCGTTAAAGCTGGTCGCGGTCAGCTTCTTTTTAAACTCCTTTAAAGCGTCAAGCATAGTTACTTTAACTGTTTCTTTGGACCCATCTTTATTTGTTTTTTTATAGAAATTCTCCCGGTAAAAGGTGAAGGAGGTTGGAGAATTATCGAGACTGATTACCAGCTCTTTTTCGTAGTAGACATCCGAAGTCTCAAGCAGCTTGATTTCTGCGTCAACCTTACCAAGTAACTCCTCTTTCTGAGCTTTACCAACTTTGTTTAGTGCCGCAATACCTTTATTAAGTAGAATCTCTTCAGAAGTTCGCTCGTCTTTCTTTCTCTTTTTTTTAGAAGGTTTTGACTCTGGTTTTTTGAGCGATTTGTTATAAGCTACTCTCAAAGTCTCACGTAGGTCGTCCAGCTCTTTTTCAGAAGAGATATTATCTATCTCCTTTAAACTTACCGGGGAAATCCCCCCGGCTTTTTCGATAGCTGCAACCATCCCCCGGAGGGGTCCAGTTGCTTGGGCTATATCAAACATCCCCTTCTGCCCTTCTGCGGTTGAGTTTTCCTCTTTTGTTGTCTTCTTGAATCTGTTGTCCTTATCTGGTAAATCTTTCTTCTTTTTTAGGATCGTCTTAACATCCTTTATCGGCCTTTTACCTTTTGGAGTGTTCCCACCTTCGGTGGGATCTTTAGGTTTATCAGTTAGGTACTCGTCAACGACAAACTGGAGAGAGGCTTTTTTGGTGTTGTCCGGGACAAGCTGTTCACCCCTTGTCGTTGAGGGGTTGTTGGAGTCAAATTCCCGAACAAACCACTGACGGGCAATAGCATCCTCCGGGGGAGACTTTCTTAAAACAAACCGACGACCCTCTGTTTCGGTGTACCACTCCCCTTGGGTGCTGTTGTACTTCGGCGCGGTAAAGGTGTGGCCGGAAACTTCGATTGTTTTCTTCTTATTAAACAGTTTAGCGTGTGGGTCTTTGGGTGGGGCTTTCTTTCTTTTCGGGTCTCCTAAAGCCTCGTTAATCTTACCTTTTGCTCGGTTCTCTTTGAACATCCGCTCAACAAAAGAGTCCCACTCGTCTGGGGTGATCTCTCCCTTCTCCAGAAGTTCGCCCATCTCTCCGACTTCCCGCGCATCTTCGAGCCGGATCGTCGGGATCAGCTCCTTGCCCTTCTGGACGAGGCGGTTGTTCTCGTCAACGTCAGCTTCTCGTTTCTTTTTGTTGGCCTGATATTTCTTGGCGGCGGCTTCTCTTTTCTTTTCTGCCGCTGCTTCTTTTTTAGCTGCGTCAGTAACGGTTTTCTTCTTCGGTGGTGTAACCCTTGGGGTTACAACTTTCTTTTCAACGGGGGTAGCCTTTTTCTTCTTGGGGGGCTTTGGTTTAGGCTCCTCTTTCTTTTTCTTCTTATCGTCCAGCTTTACCCGAAGGGCAGATTTCTTTTTCGGAGGAGGAGTTTGTTTCTTCTTCGGCTTCTTGGGAGTGCTACCCTTTTCGTCTCCAAGCTCCTCAACCTTCTGATCTTGTTCTTGTTTTTCTTTTACCGCCGCTTCAACATCCTTCTTCCTTTGCCTCTTGGTACCGTACTTATCTTTTAATCTTCCCTTTAAGTCACGGCGCTTTATTGCAGCAGCTCCAAGGCGTTCTTGTTCCGTTACCTCGTCTGCTTTTTCTTGGGTCTTTTTGTCAGCAGCCCTTGTTTTGGCTGCTTGGGCCTTGTCTTTGTCTTGCTGGACAACACCCCGCGCTATTGCGCCTTTGTCTTTTTTGCCGGGTGATTGTTTGTCCTCTATCATCTCGGTGATACTCTGGAGAGTTCCACTCTCTTCCAGACGATTTAACTCTGCTTGCCGGATAACACGCTCAATTTCGGCAGCTCCCAACCGCTCGGTGTGAATAGCGTTTAGGATCTGCTTGGACAGATCTTCGTTTCTTAAAAATACGGGAGACTCGGAGAGTCTCTTCTTGGTTTTCTCGTAAAGGTCGTCTATAGCTTTGGTATGCTCGTCTTTCTTCTTTTTAGCTTCGGCGGCTTGTTTGGTTTCGGCTTGTCTTTTTTTAATCTGATCCGCTTCTTGCTGTTGTCTTTCTTTGTCAACTTCCTTTGCGTACTCCGGGGAGTTTTTGTATTCAGCTTCTTGAAGAACTTTGTTTCCACGCTCTTGCGCGTCGTTGATAAGCTGTTGTCTTCGTTCGGCTTGTTGCTTTAAAGTCTCTGGATTTATCTCTTTTTGAATACGGGCTAAAGTCTGCTGGTCAACTGATTTAGTCTCGCCCCCAAGGGAGAGGAGGTCTTCAGCAGCTTTGATAAGTTGCTGGTCAACCTCAGTTATTTTTTGTTCTTGGGATTGTAGTCGGGTGAACAGATCCCTTGTTGAAGAAAGATCTCTTAAATTGGTACTTTGGAGTGCTTGCTCGTATTGATCCCCGATTTCTTGGAGAGAATAAGCGTAAGTATCTTTATACTTTACAAGCTGCTTAAAGCGGTTAAGCGTATAATTAAAACGCTTTATAAGCATACTTTGATTTCGGGATGCCTCACCCTCTTTCTGTTTTCCAACAGCCTCAAAGTGGTTTTTCAGAACCTCTTCTGATAATCCCTTGTTGAATTGGGAGGGGGTTACTCCGGGTCTTTCAGAACCGTCGCTTAACGTATCTTCAAAAGTGGTGCTCCCCTTTGCCTCCGGTCCAACTATCCCGCGTATTCTTTTTTGATTTTGGACTTGGAGACTATCGTTAGGATCTGCAATAAAATTAGTATCTAACGCCCCTCTCTGAACGTCCGTCTCTCTTTCTATCTCTGCCTCTGGCTTACTTACTATCTCTCTTTCTTTCTTACTCTCTTGCTTAGTTTCTTTCTTACTTTCGTACTTACTATCCTCCCCAATCAGAACGGGCTTCTTAGCTTCGGCAAGGGCGGTTGCTTGCTTCGAAAAAGCAGCACCCAGCTCCGCGTCTTTCTTCGTAACTGCTTCGGTTATCTCCGCTATAATCTTCCGTTTATCTTCTATCGGAGCTTTGGGATCTTTAAGAGTTTCCACCATCCAGCTACGTCGGGCGTTACCGCCGACAGATCCGGCTGTACCATACAGACCGCCGACAATTAGGGTCGGACCGATAACGGCTAAAGCGTTATCAAGTAGCGGCTGGTCCCCCATACCGAATCTTTCTTCGGCTAATCCTTGCGCTGTAGACTGCCCTATTTCAGTGCTGACTTCAAGGGCCTCAACTTTAATAATATCCCAAATAATCCCCCGGACACCTTTTTTTGAGGTAAGGGCTTTGAGGATATTCTTTCTGGCGGGACTGGGAAGTGCTTTAAAAAACCAGAGCGGGATAAGGTCGGCAACGATCTCTCCCCCGGCTTCTATCAGTCCGGTTAGTCTGGACAATTCTAACGCTTCTTCGTGCCCGAGTTCTGGGAGGGCACGTCTGTAGGTTTGTTCTGCTTCCGATCCGTAGAATAAAGCACCGACCGTTACAACACCGATACCAACCCCCACCGCTGCGGGTGCCCCCGCGACTACCGCCGCCGCACCCACCGCTGCCGGGGCGAGTGAGGTAATAAGACTGTCCCCGGCTGAGTAACCCCAGCCTCGTATATTCCAAGGGGATTCTTGCCGTTTTTCTATAGACAGTCGGGACTCTTGAAGCCAAGGTTGTTCTTGGAGATTCTCGTCTCCAGTTTCTTCAAGCGAGATTCCTAAATCTCGGAGAGTGTCATCCCCACCTTCGTCATCCCAACGCTGGAATGTCTGTCCCACTTTTTGCGGTAGAGAGACAAGAGCGCCTCTGGCGATACCGAGTCCGAAGTCCTTTACGCCGCCGATAAAACCGGGATCTCCTTCTGGCCTTTCTCCGGTAACTCCCGATTCTTCTTGCAAATACGCTAAAATATCCTCGTAAGAGTGCCCGTCGTTAAGTGCTCTTTCAAGGTCGAAATTATTACGGCGGGCCAGATTGATTATAAGGTCTTTTTGATCCATTTTATTTTAGATTTCCCCCCCAATTTCTTTTAAAGCGTCAAATATTTTACGATTACTCTCTCTTTTCTTTTTTGTCTCGGCGTTGCTTTCGCGGCTTTCCTTGTCAAGTTTATTCAATTCGGATTTTGTTGCCTTTACCCAATAAGGCACTTTTTCGGTGTGCGCCCGGTTGTAGGGCGTTTCCTCGACAAGCTCCTCTCTGAATTTTTCGATATAGTAATAACCCCGGACAAAGGCGCACCTACCCATCTTAAATTCCCCAATTATATCCTTTTTTGTAATTCCCAATTCCTTTGCCGAAGAACCTACTTTAACGCCCTTTTCAGTAATACCTAAACCTTTTATTACACCACTACGTCCCGCAGTCGTTGCACCACTTCGCCCTATCTGATACTTCGAAAAATCTGGTGGTGGGGATTTGTCACCGCCGACTTTTTTTCTATATATTTCAAGCTGGGTCGGTTCCCACGTACGCGGAAAGCCATACAACTCGAACATATTTTTGAACTCATCCTTGGTGGGTTTATTTTTGAAGTTTTTGTAGTCTTCGAGCATCTTATTTGCTTCAGTGGTCCGACCTGCTTCGATCAGCACTTTAAGGAGTGCTGGGTTTGGTTCTGGGTATTTATTATCGTATATATCTTCAACGTATTCGACTTTATAAGGCTTTCCGTTGTAGGTAAGATATCTTTGCTGGGCCTGCTCTTGTTTTTTCTGTTTTAAATTGATATTGGCTATACCGAGATTGGTATTGGTGAGATTTCTGGTGATGTCGTTCTGTTCAAGCGTATCTTTGAATAAGGTTTGACTGTTATTAAACTTAGTCCTCTCCCAGCTCCGATTCTCTTTATAGTTATCTTGTTTATTTTTCCGGTCCCAATCGTTATACTTTCTTATTTCGGCGTTTTCTGCTCGGATCTTGTCGTTCTCGCCGTAGCCCTTTATTGTTTCCGCGTGAGAAATATCTTCCCAAGAGTGTTTGCGGTCACGCTCTTTTGCGGCTATAGCTCTGTCTTCCTTTGTTCTTTTGTTTTCAAGTTCTCGTTGCCTTCGGTCTTCAATCCGGTCGACCAACCCCCCGTAAAACAGATTACCAGTAACCATACCTTCAGCGAAGGCGTTTAACCCGCTGTATCTTCCCATATTAAGCCCCTCTAACGTACTGAGTTAATTGATCTATTGAGAGGTGAAGCACCTCGTCTTGCGGATCGTTACTGGCGTTCTTCGTCATCGGCCCGGTGGTTCCGGTTTTACTGTTACGAATTATCGGCGTGAAGGATGGTCCCCCTTTAGTCGGGACGTTTGAGAAGCCGATAACCTTCCGGCCAGAGTCTCCACCTATTCCAAATTGTGATTGATAATAAGGAGTTTCGTTCATCCGCAAAGCCAACAGCGACGCGGATAAATCCTTTTCTTGTTTTGTCTTTGCCCGATTGAAATCTCTATAAGCGTGAAGCAATATTGCAGCCTCTTGTTTCCCGTCTTGAAAGGGGCTTCTGGCAATATGTTTTTGACTTCTTGTCTGCGGTTTTAGTCCCTTGCTCATACTAAACACCTCTTTTTATTTGATAAAAGAACTGGCGATATTGCCGATAAGAGACAACCCAGTACCCCAGAGTTGGGATCTATCTCTTGCGTCGTTTGCGTCGTCGTTTGCGTTGATAGAGTTTGTCTTATTCTCATACTGAGTCCAAGCGCTTAAGGTGTTCTGAACGTCTGCTCGGTGGCCTTGGGCAGAGTTTACTAACCCTTGTTTCTGGGATAGAGCAGTGTCCTCGTAGGCTCTGGCGGCGCGGTTCTCCGCGTCCACCTCGCTTATAACTGAATCCCGGTCGAAGGCCTTATTGAGTGCGTCCGATTCCTCCCCGGTCTGGAGCGGTGAGTGATATCTGTCCAGCCCCCGCTCGTAAGATTCGCGGGAAGTCTGGTAGGACTCCCGTGCCAGATCCCCGGCTGTTTCCACTTGCCCTTGTTTAATTTCTGGATTGTTTAAGTCGTCTAAAGTCTTTAGATCTATCGGTGCGCCCCACTCCAGATAAGACTCCCAAAGTTCCCGCGAGATAGCGTTGGTGGTGTCTGTTGCGGTGGTTTCTGGTACGTAGTCGTTGCCGCTGCTTCCGCTTGATCCGAACATATTATTTATTCCTCTATTTTGTTTTTACGGTGTATTTCGTAGATAAGCCCCTCTGAAGTGTCAAAATAAAAAGGGAGAGTTCCCACATACTTCATACCTACTGATAAGGCATACTTGATTAAGTGTGGTTTGATAGGTATGATCCCGTATACCACTTTAAATACCGTTAGAAGTTGGGCAGTTACAGCCCGTCCCACTTCTGAGAGATCGGTTCCCCAGTATTTTTTAAACGTTACAAAGTGGATTTGGGCGCGGTGGCCCTTTATATTTTCGAGTAATATAATTCCTTTATACTCGTCGTTGTGCTCGACAATAAAAGTGCGGTGGGTTGGGTGTGTGAGGATTGTATAAAGGGATTCGATACTGGGTACGCAAACGTCTTCGAGTGTTCCGTCTGTTTCGATTTGCTTTAGTAAGTCTCTGAATTCGTTATCTTTTAAGTTGATATACGGTATTAGGTTAATCTTTCTTTTTCTCCCAAGTATCTGTTATTAATCCCACACCAACCCCGGCGAGGTTGCCCATCGCCGCCATATTCTGTTGTTCAATATAGCTATCTACTTCCGACTTTAAGCCATCGTTTAATAGGCCGCTGTAGGCCGACGAACTAAGTCCTTCTAAAGCGTCTGATTTGATTCCTCTGGACATATTAGAAGCGAGGATAGAGCCGTCTGCTAAATCTTTATCTACAGATTGATTAGCACCCGCTATAGCGGTGCCAGCCGTCAGTCCTCGCGTCGAAGCTACGCTGGCCATCTCTGATTTGTAGTTGCCGGAATTGGGGTTTATTCCCCCGTTAAAAAGTGAGGACTTTTTACCACTTTGTATTGTATCAAGATTCGAGTAAACGTCTGCTGCTGCGGTGTTTTTAACTTGCTCCCGCTTACCAGCGGAGTCGGTTGTAAGTTCTGCTGCAAAATCTTTAACAAAGGGAAGGTAAGTACTCTTGTAATATTCCCACTGTTCCATCGCCAGCGACTCCAGATCCGTAGGATCGGTGCTGCTCTGGCTGTCTACAAGAGCTTCGGAAGAGTTATAAATTCCGTTAGATATCCCGCTGTTACCGTCACCCCCGGCTTGCCCGGAAGGTTCGTAAGTACCGTTGCCGTTGCCTTCCCTGTCGGAGTAACCCCCTTGACTATTCGCCCTATCTTCGTAAGCTTGGATGGCTTCTTCTTCAGTCATTCCAAACTCTTGCGCGTTTTCTATAAATCCAGCCTTGATTTCGGCTTGTCGCTGTATTGCTTTTACTGTTGCCGCAGTCCCCGCCGCAATTATTCCGGGGATTCCCCCCAAGAGTCCCAACAAACCGCCAATAGCGTCTTTCCAGCCAAACTGGGTCTTAGCTTGTTCGCCCGCCATCTCTATCAGTTCTTTTATATCGGCGTCAGTGATTTCGGGGGGAGCTTCGGGTACCCCTTCCAGACCTTCCGTCGCGTTGTTGTAGTTCAGAGTGCCGTCACTGTTGCTGTCTTCAAGCCCCGTGGTCGAGTTGTCGAAGTTCTCCAGACCGCGTATCGCGTTGTTGTAGTCTAAAACACCCCCCGGAACCGACGCGTCGTTGTAAGGGTTATTCCCGGCGTTTTGCCCAGTTCCACCAGTGTTACGGTCACTCCCGCCGTTGGCGTCACTTTCGTGGTCGTTTGCGCTGTCCCCACCGTCGTTTCGTTCTGAATCAAAGTCCCCGCCCATATTTACTCCTTTGCAAATCTCGCTTTGACCGCGAGACAATATTCGTTGTGTTTAATTTATTCGCCGATCGCCGTGAGAGTCACATCCCCACTTGATAACGCAACCATATCATCGGCTGTCACCATCGCCGAGTTGGTAGTAATATGGACGGTATTGCAGTAATCACTGGATGACTTGTACACTCTGACCCGGTATTGGGTGATAGACGATACGCTCCCCCCGGTCATATTGTGCGTGATTACGCCCGTCGCGTCTTGAGTGGCGTTTGCCAGCGAAGCCCAAGATCCACCTATAAGCCCCTGCAAGTAAATTGTCACTGGAATGGGGAAGTGTGAGGTTGAATAATACACGTCACCGTCGTGATACCAAGTGTCTGTTCTTTGGTATTCAACTAGAACACCAACCGATATTGTGATTTTCGAGATATCTAAATCAGCTTGGAGCACTGTTGCCGCTGTGTAATAATTAAAAGCAGAGGTGGTGTTGGGGTTTGCAATTTTGTCTACTGGAGTAGCTGCTGGAACAACACCCCCAGCAATATTTAACTCCAATATTGGCTTTGCTTCATACTCCGTCGTCTTTCCAGATTGCAGTCTAATATCTTCGACGTAGCAACGTACTGATTGGGAGAACTCCTTATATGCTACTTCATACACCCCCACACTCGCCAACGAAGCCACTACTCTTGGTATAACCCTCCAAAGCCCCGGTATTGCTGTATACTGACCAGACGTTGCCCCCTCGACTACTTCAAATCTTCTTATCGCGTTATATTGTGTGTGTGTAGCCCCGTTATAATAATTATAGGTGAGTTTCGCGTCTGTAATTTCACAGTAATCGTTGGTGTCTGGCCCGCCATCTGGCGCAATAATTATTCTACCCTGCGACCCCCCGACATCCGCTGAATCTATAATTATGTTTTTATCACCGACAACCATTTTTCCACCCTCACCGACAGTGATCTCAGATCCGGCGAAGATTTTACCGCCGTTTATCGTCGTCAGATCGCTGGTGTGACGTAAATCCGCGTCGTTGGTGGCGTCATCCGCTGGTATCCCAGATCCAGATACGTCGTTCCACTGTTGATTAGCGTTAAGCGTCGTTGTTGGATTAAGATTTAGATTAATAACAACCCTTTGGACGTACTGATCGGACCCCTCCCAACGCCAAATTGTAAAGCTAACCCAGCGGGCGGTGGAGGTTGGTGTGTACTCGGCTGTTAATAACTGGTGTGTGGGAGTAAGTTGCAGGTTATTAAATATTAGAATCTCCCTAGTGCAAATAACACACCCCTCTGTTGGGCTATTATTATAACCAACGTGGGTTATATTTTCTGGCAGATCCCCGTCTAATTCGTTAGCCCGAAAATAAAAACCGGAAGAGGTTACGGGTGCCCACGCAGTTAATTCTATTTTATACGTTAAATTGCTATCTATTTTAATTGCTGGAAAAGCAGATATAATATAAGGGTTGTTAAGGTGGAGTGCTTTTAAATTTGTGTCGTAAACTCCCGCGCCGTTAGACGCTTTAGGAATATATACGTGCTTCAAACCAAGCGGTGCGTTATCAGAATCCACCATCTCAAAATTGTGGTTCGGCAAAAGAGATGATTGGTCGTTAACGTACTGGTTCGTCGCGCCTACTATAATTTCGCTTGCGTTTATCGTAGCTATATTAGCAACTTGGGCGTATACCTCGTCAAATACGCCGGAGCCTATCTTAGCGCTGGTGATTGTTCCATTCTCGATCAACGCAGACTGAATATAAACCTTCCCGTCAACTACAGAAAACGGTATCACTTCGTCCTCGGTGTTGTTGGGGTGGTCAATCCCAAAGTAGTCAGAATTCACAATAAAACTGGATGTTTGACCACCAGCTTCGTTCGGTTCTGAAGCAAGCCCAAACCCCGAAACACGGTCTCCATCGTCAACTTTGACTGTATACTTTGCAAACAGATCCCCGGTTTCTTCTATCCTCAAGCCTGCTTCGACTTCTACCGCAGCAGTTACAACGTCGTTTGTAGCTGCGTCTGATCTGTTGACAGTTGCGCCCTCGGCAGACCACCCCTCGGTGTGATCTATTGACGCTTGCAGTGTCTCGGAAGCACTTAAGTCGATTAACCCCCCAGACTCAACAATAGCGGTGTTGTTGGTGGATATAAGCCCTTCTGCGGTTCCGACGCGGCCAGTCAGAGTGGTTAAACTTGTCGCTGTTGCGTCTGTCCCTTGTTTGTTTGTGTCGATTGTCGTATTAAGTGTTGTAACGGCGCTTGCGATTGCCGTATCTGTAACCGCGTCTGGTCGGTGGTAAGGTCCGAAGGTGATACTGTTGATTACCGCACCCTCGGCTTGTATATCAGAATCTACATACAGCCGAAGATCTGGTATAGCCGTTCTGTCCCTTTTTAAGTCGCCGTCAAGATAATATTTGACGGTTGCACCGTCGTAAATAATTTCAAAAAGTGAATCTGCTGTGTATGTCCCATACGATCCTTTGGATGATTGCGACTCGTAAATATTGGCGATACCACTACTACTTGGGTACCAAGCGTAATTTATTGAGCCGTAGTGAACTTCTGTGAGTGCGTCATCTGGTGGGTTATCGTTATTAAGTCCAATCATATAAGCTTTGTTTGTCTGGGTCGGTCGAAAAGATAACCGACAACTCCCAACGTAGCTTTCAACGCTGTATGCTTGTCCCGCTCCCCAACTATAGCCCCCAGTGGGTTTTGTAATTGTGTTCCCTATAGCTACTACATCCCCAGTGGTTTTAAGCGTCAGATCACTCGTTGCGCCTTGAGCGCTCCATCCCTCGGTGTACTCCTTTGAAATCTCTACCGCGTCAGTCACGCTTGCTTCAATTAACCCACCACCACCAGTTATTTCAGCCTCCAACTCAGAAAGGGCAGCGGCAGTCGCGTTTACGCCCGTTGACTCGTTATTAACAGTTACTGCAACGCCGCTCAGAATATTCGCGTTATCAGATATATCTCCAGTATTATCAGATATATCGGTGGTCATCTGGGAGATTGCGCTTGCGGTAGCTGTAATCCCGGTTGTCTCGTCGTCTAATCGTGTGTTTATTGTTGTGAGTGCTTGTGCGTGTGCCCCAACCAGCCCTTCGTTTGTCTCTACGCGAGTGTCTAAGAAGCCGATCGCGGTAGCGTTAGCTGATACGTCCCCCGCTAAACTGCTTGATTCACCCACTTTTTCCCAATAATCCGTATCGGTTGGCAGTGGTGCTGGTGTTTCTGTAATTGCTTGGGTGCAAATATAGATTTTACTTTCGTAAATAACTATATCGTTTAGTTCGTAGGTCTTATCAGTAAACTCCGCAAGACTGTCCATCTCGCTCTCAATCGTAGCAATCCGGTCCAGTATTCCAGTTCCAGACGTATCAATCAAATCAATTCTGGAGCGAAGATCTGTATATAAATCAGTTGCTTTGATTTGGCCGCTGATCAACTCCAACATATAAGCCGGATCGACGGCAGCTTCTCCGGGAGTTCCGGCAGACTTGTTTACTGGACCTTCAACGCCTAATATATTTACTGCCGTTATCCAGTAATAATAGATAATCGAAGGATCTTCGATAGTTGCAAGCTTATTTACATCCACCGCGTCGGCAAAAATAACCCCGGCTGCGGTAGCAATAAAAAGCCGCGTTGAGTAATCGTTCGTCTCCGATCTGTAGATTTTGCAGTGAGAGTGCCCGACGTACGCCGGGAGATCCCAGCTTAGGAAGATGTTGGAAAAACCGCCGACAACCTCGAAATTAGTAACCGCTGTCGGCGTTCCGATTGTCCCGTTTGGGTTTGAAAAGGAAGGCTGATTGCTGATATAATAGTCGAAATCTATATCGTTCTGGCTGCGGTATAACCCAAGTAAGTCTCTGTATTGACCGCTTATATCGCCTAAAGTCAGAACCCTATCAAGCTCGTTCCCCCGCTGTCCTCGGAAAACTTCTATAATCTCTCTTACTGCGTTCATCCAGCTTTTTAGAGCTGGATCTGCTAAGACCGGGGTGGTTGGTATATTTGGGAGGTTTGTCGTCATATTGTCGCTAACTCGCTCATTTCACTCGCGATTTGAAATTCATATATAGGTGCGCTTCCCGAGAACTTGAACCTATATTCACTGGCAACAAAACCGGATGGGAGTCTAAAAGGAGTGGAGTTAGTGATATAAGCTTCGTGGACGATATCCCCGTCTGCGTAGATAGTCAGATTGACCGACCCCGTTCCCCCCGTGTGAATACAGCCACACCCGAAGTTAACTGGTTTAGGGGTGATAAAAGTTTTAGATTCCCAAGTATAAAAAGGGGTTATACCATCGTTCCACTTCAAGAGGTTTGACGAGTTTATAAAATAAAACTCCCCGGTCTCGGGGTCAACATACCCACAACTGCCGTATATATTTATCTGTATTAGTTGTTTTTCCCGAGGCTTAAAGAGGTAAGTTGGGCCAGAAGTAAAAAACAAATAGCCGCCCTCCAAGGGGTACGCAACAATACTTTCGGGGTCAAGGTCTTGCCACTCTTTAGGAGAGAAGAAGTCTTCCGTTACCAGTTCGGGAATTTGTCCGTAAGTTGCTGCGACGAGTCCGGTAGTGGAGGGATAGACAATAGTATATCCAAGATCGACAAGTCCCCGCTTGCTCACGCAAGGGTGAGTTGTCTCTACTTTTTCCACACTCATACTTTGTGGGTCTGTCCCGGTAATTATATAAGGATTTGTTTTTGTTGCAATAAATACGCTATTTCCTACAACTCCCAAACCGACAACCTCACTGTCCACTCGCTGCCGATTACCGATCGGCCACGCGTGTAATTGGTAGGGTACTGAAAAACAGATCTCTTTGCCGTGGTAGGCAACCCCGATCCCGTTAGGCATACTCACCAGACCCTCAAGGTCTGTGGGTGGCTCTAACCACCCGTAAGAGGGACAGACTTCCGCTATCCCGGTCGCTGGTACAGTATCAATAAATTCAGTATCTGTTAAATAATCAGTCTTGCCAATATAGTGTAGGTTGGTCCCGGAAGTGCCTGTAACTGTTCGGTATACTCGAAGATACGAGTTATCCGAGTTTGGGTATGTCCCAGTATAATTACCGCCCAAAGTCAAGGTGCAAATCTGCCCAACAATTAGATCTTCGGGTGCTGAGAGTGGAGAAGGTGCTGATTCTTGCCCGTAATCGTCTACGCGGGTAAAAGCGTAAGCTCTTGTTTCTGTTACCGATTCGTCTAAAGGATCACCCTCTGGGTCGGAAACTACAACGGTCGGGGCGTTGGGTGGAGCTGGTACCCCCAGCGTGTAAGAAGTCCCGTTTTGGATAAACCCGGTCTTGGAAATCTGAGGCTCGTCTTTTCCCGTAAAATAAACAATATCTTCCGTACCGTAAATAGGCGCGTTTATTATATTTACAACCTGCTGCCACTTGAGCCAAGTATCCCCGTATTTATAAACGGTGTTAAGACCCCCACCAATACTTGGAACCTCTGTTGTACTACTCTTGAACCCTTGCAGAGAACCTGCTGAAAGGTCGCAGTGCAGCGCCCACTCTGCGTTATTAGCGGGGAGAAGTTGAGGAGCAGTCTTTGGAATCATCCCGCCGAAGTTCTTTATTATTAGCTTCAACTCTTCTTTTCCTTTCCGGCCCAAAACGCTTTAGACCCTAAGTCAGTAACAGCGTTATAATAAGCAAGTGCCCGCATACGCCGTAAGTATTTTAAAAACCCACCCTTTCTATTTATTAATATCAATAGGTTAGCGAGAAAGGAGAGGTCGGCGTGGCGTTTATCCTCTTCGGTTTCGCCGAAGTGATAAAGTATATCGTGATAGTCGCAAGCTTCAGATATAGGCATTCCGTAAATAGAATCCGGGATGAAGTCGAATTTAGCCCCAGCCGCACCACAACCGTTTGTAATTGTTTCTATTTCTTCTTTTGTCAGTTTGTCGTAGAAGACGGGTTTAAAGAGTTCCATATTATTAGATCCTCTCGAAAGGCTGTACTCTGTTAGATTGGATGTTTGAAGCTCGGGCTGAATTGAGCGCTTTTCTGAATTCGTTCTGGTGATAAGCGGCAAGCTTGATCCGATACCAAGGAGTTTCCGGGATTGAGAGTAAAAGCCACTTAGCACCTGCTATTATTGCAGATCCGTACGCGTCAATAATCCAGTCTGGGACTATATTTCCGGTTGGGGCCAGCACACACTGGATATTTACCGGATATACGCTGACTGGTGTTGGGGTGAATTTAATCTGGTTTGGTGGTATCCGGATGTACGCCACTGGCGTACCCGTTGGTTTGGAGGCGTTGTCGTCGTCCACTCCGCTGATTTCTGAGATATCGGGGACAAGGATATAATTATCGGTGTGTACTTTGAGAATATCAACCAGTTGAGTATCTGCTGGGATATCAATATCATACAGATCTTCAGAGGGTGTGAAATATAGTTGAGAAAAATAACGCCAGACGTAGGATCGTCGGCAAAAAGTCTGGAGAGATTCGGCAAGTTTTCTGACAAGTAAGGGGTGTGGGCAACCGTAAGCGTCGGTTGCCACTTTAGGGGTTAAGGTACTAATATCAATACTCATATTATTCACTCAGTGCTTTTTTTTGAGACTCGATAACGTAAGGATTTGTCTTTACGTCGTTTTGACTTGCGATATTGAGGTGGGAGTTAAAGGCGTTGAGGTGATTAACTGATCTTGTGGCGTTACCCGCACTTTCAGCATCCTTGCTAAACGCCCTAAATAATACGTAATCTACCATACAACTCACATACGACTCATCCAGCACTATTGCGTCGTCAACAGCAATAATTGCTGGGATGGCAGTATAAGAAATCCAGACGGCGGTTGAATCGGTTGCGTTCGGATAGACGAAGTACTTCCGAGGATCGGTCTGATCATACATATAGTGTATGATCCCTTCGGCTACTGCCGTGGCTACCGCCCAGCTTGCATCCACTGTGGTCAGAAAACCCTTTTCTACGAGGCTTACGGCGGTTCCCGCCGTGTTATATATTACGTCGATTAGGCGCGTCCCCCCGGTGGGGACATACTGGATAGGGCCAGTTTGAAGTGTAACTTCTTCAGTTTTGATATACGCTTCGGGCCGGTGGACAACAATCTCGCGTTGCGCATCGTTCGCCCACAGAACAAGCTCGTCTATCCCCCAACGCACTAACGCACCGTCGTGAAGTATAAGCTTCACGCGGGTGATTACGTCGTTTATTGTTGCCATATTGTTCCTTTTTTAATCTATATCTGGAAGTATTTCGTAAGAGAGAGAGGGGATTCTAACCTCAACTCGATCAACCCTCCCGTCTGGTCTTCTCCGCTCCTCTGTTCTGATAACCGCTGCTGATCTGATCACACCCAAAAATTCAATAGGGAGTTTGCAGGGACGTTCTCTGGGGAGATATACGTCGCTGTCGTTGCACCCCAGATAGACATACTTGGTCTGCCCTTCTTGGCGGTGGAACAAGACGCGGAAAAACTTCTTTTCCTTTGGTTTCGAGGACTTAAGCCTCACGCCCTTGGCGCGAGTGATCGGAATATTGATCTTTGACGGCTTTGGAGCTGCTTCAAATTCAATAACGTCTTCTGGGTCAATACCAACCGCTTCGATCTCTTCAGCCAAGTCCCGGTCCATCTCCGGGATAAAGTCAATATCGATATACGCTTCACCGTCTTCCGTTACTGAGATTCCCTTTCCGGCCAGCTCCTCGTTATCTTCGTCCCACTTTAAAAGGGCTTCGATTATATCCTGCCGGGAGGCATCCTCTACGTTTTCTATCTCTCTGTATTCTGACAGTTCTTTAATCTGATCGTTGGACGATCTCCAGTACAAAGATTTTAGTGAAGGTAAGTTTTGTTGTTCTTTTTCCAATTTAGTTCCTTATAGTAAAGTATTATATGGTTTAATAGTAAAGTATAAAGTAAAGTATTTATAGCAGTTAAAAATAAAGTATTTGGGGTAGTACTAAAAAGCGGGGGAGGAATCCCCCGCCTCGTTAATTATTACTCTGCCGCTAAAAGGTCAGATACGGCACATTCAAGGCGTACCATCCACGCCGGATTCAGAATGAGAGCGCCGCCAGTAGTGGTTTTCCAAGAAACGAAGCCACGCTGTCCCAAAGGATCGGAACTACTAGGATTGTTGGGGTTACGCACCATCGGAGTAATAGCGTGCTTTCCTTTAAGGGAGATAAGCGCATAGGCATCCTTGGCGAACAGTAGTGCGGGGTATACCATCGCCGCTGTACCGTTTAAAAGTACTCCCGTTGGCGCGTCCTTTCCTTCGTCTGCAAGGGGCTGGACAATCGTAGAAACGATAAATCTAACCTCCTCGCACTTACCAAGCTCACCCTCAAGTGGGGTAGTAGATCCGTAAGCCTCTGCGGGTACAAAATTACCCAGACTACGCAGGTCTGACTCCATATCTGGGTGGACAACGCAGATAAAACTGGGAGCGATCGGTTGCGTTCCGTAGCTGGTTGTACTCTTGACTACAGAAGTGATCTGCCTAGCTAAGTTTTTCTTCAACCTTCTTACAGCCCTTCTCTGAAGGTTGAGGTCGTATATACTATCTACCGTGACAGTGCTTGTCCCGCCGGAATAGAAAGCGTTTGTTCCCAAAACCAAATCGTTGTATCGGGTTCTCTCGATTACTAACGCCGCCTGCTCACCAAGTACAGAAATTATTTCTTGGAGAACGGGATCTTCGTGAGTATCTGCAATCATATCAGTCAGTTGCACCCAATCCCCGTACTGAACAAGGGATTTACTGATATCTTCAGAAGCCAGTTTTGAGCTGGAAGGAGTTGTACCTTCCGCCAAGACTTTGGTATTAACCCTAAAGGGGTTATTAGTTCCGTCAAAATACTCGAAAGGAGTATAGTCTATAGTGCCGTCGTCCTGCTCTGTAACAAGACCCGGACCAGAGGCCACTCCGTCGGTTACTGACGGGGTAGTGGTATCAAGTGCAAAAATATCAGCCGATTCAAGGAAATATCGTCTAAATTTAATACTTTGAGTGCTGTTCTTGGGGATAGGCTTTGCTTGTCCAAATCGTTCAAAAACGAGAAAGGGCATCCCACGCTTAAGTAATTCTTTACTTACGTATGCTGCCGTCCGAGGAGTAATATGTCCGTAGCTTGTTCCTTCGTATGCCATTCTAGTACCTCTTTATATTCGACAAATCAAAAATTCGACTAGTCAAACTCATCCCAAGCTGCTTCAAAATCGTTTGGATCAGATGCGCCCTTGTATGTGCCTCCGGTGGAGGCTGGGCCGGATCTTACCGCTATAAGATTCTTAGCCTTTTGGGTTTTCGCTTGTTTTGTTTCTTGCTGATTTGTCTGTTTAAATATGGTTAATAGTTCGATAACCTCGTCAGTTGAACCCGCTTTGATAATCCCCTTGTAGGTGTTTCGGATGATAAAGGGCTGCTTGTCTATCCAGCCGTCTAACCGTCCAGAACTTAACGTAGTAGACCAATCTGGGTGTGCTGACGTGATCTTTTTGTAGTGCGATTCTGCTTCGCTTTTTTTAGCAGACTCGGTGAGCTGCTGTACTGCTGGAGTAAGCGTCTTAAGCTGCTCTTCGATTAAAGATCTTGTCTTTTTCTCGATCAGCAAGTTAAGCGGTGTTTCCAGCTCTGGGAATTCGTCAACAAATTCTGCAAGAACGTCATCCTCACTATCCGAATTATCGTCTGTTTCTTCTTTAAACGGATTCGAATCTTGTTGGATTTGTTGGGATTGCTGGAGTTGTTTTTCGGCTTCGGCGGCTCTTTCGTTCGCCGCTTTGATCCGACCGTCCCAGCTTGCGTTCTTCTGTTTTTCTTGATTGAAAAGAGCCTCGAAGTCCGGTGGATCTTCGTCTTCGGTTGTCTCTGTTTCTTCGGTTGTATCGTTAGCCAGTTCTTCTGCTGGGACGATCTCCTTAGTTGTAGAGTTAGCTTCTTCAGTCGGGGTATCACTGTCAGTGGCCTCGTCTTCGTCAAAAGCTTGCCCGAATATCTCTTCGTCTGTTGGTTCAACAGTCTCTATTTCTTCTGCCAATTGATTCCCTTTTTTTTAGTAATATGCGCCGTCAACTTGATCTGTTCGCGGTTGGGGTTTGGTAAAAAGTGCTTGTAATTGCTTCAGCTCTTTTATTCCTCCTTGCAATCGCAGAACCTCGTCGCCTTCGGCAGTGTGGAGTTTGTCGCTTAAGATCCCGATCCTTATCTCAAATAATTTTAAGGAGGCTCGAAAACAAGCGGTATAACTATCTGTTCTTATTTCGTTTATTGTATTTAGCAATTAGGGCGTTCCTAACTGGGGAGTCTGGCCTTTGTCGGCCATATGGCCGCCCGAAGCAGCCTTCTCTTTTGCGAGTTCTCGCTCAAATTCTTGTTGCTGCTGGTTCTGTTTTGCTCTTATTTCGTTTTCGTGAGCGACTTGTTCTGGTGGTTTGATCAGTCCAAATTCAGTTAAATCGAGTGATTTGGCGAACTCGCGGAGGCAAACGTCTCTGTTAACGTACCGCTGATCATACTCGTTGTTGGTGGTAATCATAAACTGATTAAGATGTTCTGCTTGAACTTCCTTCGCAACCAGCGAGGTAGATCCTCTCGCAATAACTGAGTAATCCCCTTTGTTCTCCGATTTGGGGCTGAACTCCATATTAAAGAAGTAGTGGTTTCTGATATATTTCTTAGTAATATCGTTGTCGTAACTGGTTACTTGGTCCTTGAGAGTAATATTGACTGCCCCGAAAAGCATACTAAGACCGCTGGCAGTCGTGGCAGCACCTCCCATATTTGTGCTGTCCCCCGCCATATAGCGAGGTATAGCGGTTGTCTCGTCGGCTGCTGCCAGAAAGAATTCTGTCATCGCCATAAACTCGTTGGTATAGGAAGGCAAAGTCTCTACGTGGATTGCTCTTTGAGTACTCTCGATTCCGAGTCCCGACCTCTTAAACACCCGGAACGGAAACAGATCCGTAGGATCTTCGTCTGGCTCAAGGAGGTCCATATTTGCTTCAATAATAGGTCCAGCGGATATTGCCGCGTTGTCAAGCATTCCTCTGACGGCGGCGTTAAAGAGTGTTTGGCTGTCCCTCATAATATAAGGTAAGCCCTGCCCGTAGATTGACGTTTCGTCTTTGTCGAAATAGTAGGTATAGTAAGGAAAAACTATTCCGCTTATCGGGGACAGAACGACTTTAATTACTACGTTACCAAGAAGCCAAACGTTACAAGCAACCTCTGTTGCTCCCTCTGGAATTCCCTTCAAGTCAACGTCAAGATTCTTCAGCTCCTCAACGTCGATAAATCCCCAGTACTCCAGCACGTCAAAATAACCCTCTCGCTGGATTGTGGTTCCCACTCTATTCTTGCCGTCGATCATACTGAGGTTTGTTTCAAACGCCTTGTATTCGCTATCACCCGTAGGGTGGTCTTTGACGTAAAGCGTCAGAGGATCTGCTTTAAAATCAGATCTTTCGGCAAGTTCCAGAACCTTGTTCTTGGGCAGAACGTAACGCTGGAAAATATACCGAGAGTCCTCTATATTCTTGGCTGACTGATCGAGATAAACATCCCAGAGTGAAACAAATTCGCAATAGGGATGAAGAGATTTAATATCGAGTGAATCCCAGTTTTCAGCGTCTGATTGAAACCAACGCTTCGCAACTTTCTCTTGGGCCAGAGGACCTTTCAGTATTCCGGTTCCGTAAAGATTCCCGGAGCTTATAACCTCTCTTACAATCTTTGTATATTCCAGCTCTGCAAGCTGGTCAGCTATCTCTTTTTCCATACGCTCCGCTGATTTTTTAGCAAAGTTGTATAGGATGTCGTTTATCTGAGCTTCAGTCGGAGTCTTGCTGGTTTTTGCTATATATTGTTCTGTAATCTGCTGTTTTATTTGCGGATTTATTTCCGGTACCGGGGTGGGTTGTATTCCCCAGTTCTTTTCGCGGGATGCTGGAAATAGAAGATCCATCATCCTCGCGGTCACAGTCTTTACTTTTGTTCTTGTAACCGACAAAAAAGCTTTTGATCTTTTCGGGTGGATTCTGGCGAGGACTTCTGGGTCGTATAACCCCTTGTATTGTCTGAGATCTTTTAACCACTCCTCTTCAACGTCCCGGCGCTCGTCTTCTGCTTGAGTAAACAGACCTTGCAGTTTTATCCCCAACGGACTGATATGATCGTAGTATGCTGGGCGGGGACCACCCTCTTCTGGAATCTCTTCCTCGAAGTGATTTTCAAAAACCTCTTGTTCTTTTTCTAATTGACTTGGCATATTAGGGGACTCTCTATATCGTCTTGAGGTTCTTGATTTTAAAGGATATTTCGGCGTTATCTGTCAGATCTTCGCCGTAAGTCGAATCGTAAACGACGTGTACTTTTATTGTTCTTTTTCTTGTTTCCCCGGTGATAAGTGCGAGATCATCCCCGGTCAGAACTATATTCCCGTCAGTGGGGATAGCGATATCTTCTCTCTCGTTAACTACCGTACTGGTACCTTTATAGAGTGTCCAAGTTCCGGTTGTCAGAGCGTCTACAGATATTCCCGCGCCCAAAGCGTCTGTAATCGTTACAGATATTATATAGGTACCCTCTTCGTTGGGCTGGATATCGAGTAGCATACTATACAGTCGGATCAGCGATTTCATCGCTGAAAGTTGGGGTTGATACTTTACTGTCTTGAACAAGTACTTGATCGTCGCAGGTAGTTATAAGCTTGATATCACTCCCGTTGGAAAGTACAATATGTTTTGCTGTCCCACCCACGTCAACGTTCATATCCGTTCGGGCGGGGACTATAATTTTACGCCCCGAAACAGCACCGTTCTCTATAGTGTAATCCCCCGGCACAAGGTCTGTCGCTTGAGCCAGAGGATTTGTAGTGATATCCGTTGGTGTACTCGTGTCACTCGTAATTGTTAGCTTATCACACGCAGCTATAACGTCTAAAGCCGCGTCCAGTACCGTATCGTCAATTGATTTTCCCATATTATTTCTTGTCCTTGATTTTGATTTGGTGAATTACGTTCTGGATGTTTAGAGTGACTGTTTCACTCTCTTGCTCTTTAGTGCTCGATGAAAGAGATGTTTGATTTTGAGTGCTCGGTGAAGAGGATGTCTGATTTTGAGCTGTCAAATTGTACCCCGCTTGATTTTCCGGTTAGAAGTATTGTTATTCTGCCCGAGGGCAGTCCAATTATTACACGCTTAAGTGTTTGATTGTGCTGGAGATCGTTTACAAGCAGATCACTCACTTGCGTGATACTCATCTCCCCTAAATTGTTGGAGTGGTTAAGATTATCTACGGTGATAACCTTTATAAGATCCAGTGTTTCAAGTGTGTTAAGGTGGGACAGTCCCGCCAACTCTAAAAGAAGTATGAGTTGTACTGTCCCCAGATTGTGGTTGTGCCCTGCATTCTGTATTATTAGATCGTGGGCTTGCGTTACGTCTGCGGTTGTAATTGTCTGATCTTGCAAGAGATCAGCTATAGCCAGCAGACCGGGAAGCTCTATTGTTACGTTGTTTATTGTCTGGGCTTGGGTTAACTGATCTACGGTCAAACTGTGGATTTGGGTTAAAACCGCTGGATCTAAATTATTATCGTGGACAAGGTAATCAACGATTAATTCTGACAACTCGGTAAGCGTTGTTGTTTCGAGTGTTTGAGACTGAGAGAGACTATTAGCAGTTACAGTATGATATTGATTTATCTCTATATTTGGGGTGTTGTGGTTGTGAGATAATCCTTCTGCCACAAGTGAGTGTAGTTGAGCCACGGCCAGATTATCAAGGCTGTGTTGGTGCGCTAAGTGCTGGACGATCAGATCAGCAAAGGCGGTAAGAGCTGGTTCTTCAAGTGTCTGTAATTGTTGTATATTATCTGGTGTCAGACCGTGGGTCTGACTGACTGACAAATTGGAGACAGATTGTGCGTGTGTTAAGCTGTCTAAAAGTAGTTCTAAATACCCAGAAATATCTAAGTTCGGAATGGTGTGGACTTGCGCCAGACTATTTGCTGTAACTGAGTGTTTCTGCGTTAAATTCAGATTGGGGACCGCTTGATTGTGGGTAAGACTGTCCAAGCTCAACAGATCGGGTGAATCCCCAGAAGGAATGAATATCGTTCTCTGGAGTGCTGGTTGCCAGAGCTGGAACGGATTGTCATACAAAATACCGACTTGATCCGCTGAAATTGGTTCGCTAAAAATCAGTAAACTTTTTAGGATTGAACTTGTTAGCTCACCACCGAACTTTTGCCCGCCGATCATCAAACCATCCGTTCCGTCGGTGGAAGTAGTCGTATATTGTAAAGGACTTGCTACGTCCCAATCTATCATCTCCTTATAGTCTAAGTATGCCTTAACGTTAAGATCTTGATATACATACGAAATAGACGTAGTTTCGTACAACTGATCGTAGGTGCTATTGACACTTTCACTACTGCCGTTGTGATATGCGTACAGACTGTATGGCGAATCTTTGACACGAATATACATACCGTATGCCGCGCCGCCAGAATTAAGCCATCTGTTAGCAATCCAGTGATAATTAGGCAATAGCCAAGGCAGAAGCTCAATAGCAGCAACAACGGAAACTTCAGCGTAATCCGGCTGAATTAAAGGGTCCTTGTCGGCGTAAAAAACCGTGTCTGAAAAAGTTACGCCGTCGTTATTGTAGTAGTATTTATCGGATTCCGTTCTGTGACCTAACCTACCGTAGTCATACAGATATTCTCCCGAACCTTCCCAAAAAGGTAAGGCAACACCTACGTTCTCGGAGCTAATCCCAAGTAGTTCCGCTCGGTTAAAGAGCGCCGACCTTACTGCGGAAAAACTACCCCACTGTTTCGGTTTTCTTTTCCACAACCGCCTTAAATAACCCGGTCCTGGTACGGGTTGTGTTTCTGCGGGTAGAAAATACGTTCGTGCGGGTACTGGCGCGAATATGGATGGCCCACTCGACAACGTGTAGTATTGCTCTGGGGTTATGTGCTGTTTTAGAATTATAGTGTTGGAAAGAACTGCTCGGAAGTATGTGGAACTGTTATCCAGTGTTCCGCATAACGACAGGGGGTTAGGGGAGTTTAAATTAAAAGTTCTTTCGCCACTGGCAGCGGCAACTTCGGCGTCAGTATATAAAGAGACACTATTATCGTTTTTAGTAACACCCCACTCTATCGGACCATCTATTGTTGATGCGGTGTTATTTGTGGTGTGGGTTCCGTCGTAAGCTGCGAACCTCTCTAATAACAGGTTGGTATTTCGGCCAAATATCCTCCAGTCCCCAGTTGCTATACTCCCAGATGCTATCAGAGTTGGAGTCGTGGCTGTCTGGACTTCCGCTACGCCCACAACTAATATTGTAAAATCGCTAGTCCCCAAGTTCGTAACAATATTAGTAGTACTCTGCTCTTGAAAATATGCCCCACCAGATTGCCAAGATGATGGGGTACCGCTACCTCTCAGCACCCCGTAGCTGTGATAATCTCCTGCCCGTTCCCAAAAAGGTATTGCGACTATACAACTCTCGGGATCAATCCCGATATTTTGGCTCCCAAGATTTTCAAAGAGCGATCTCTGAACCGCCGTAAAACTGCCCCACTGTTTCGGCCTTCTCTTCCACAGTTGCCTTAAATAACTCAATTACTGGACCTCAACCAACGCGGGTCGGACAGTTAGGTGAGATGTAAAATTTGCACCAACAGCTTTGCAAGAAAAATCACCGTACTGACCTTCTACAACTACAAGACCACAATTAATTCGTACTGAGTCGGTTAAAACTGGGGCAGTTAGCAGATATTCCCAGTCCGAAAGAGTATTTGTTGCATCCCCTACGCGGCTGTATATTTCTGCCGTACAATCTGACGTTGGAGCAGAACTAACTTCTATCGTTATATATAGCAGTTCAGCACCTTCAGCGTTCCCTCCCGTCCCCGTGTTTATGGGGGTAAGATCTCCGCTCGAATGGTTGCCGTCAATAATCTCTACAGAAGATTGGCAAGTGAAAGTGGTTCTAAATTTTTTAAAGACTTCGTTAGCCATATTTTATTATCCTAATTATTTTAGTAGCCTACGTTGGTTGCTGGAGTGCCGTCATACTTAAAATCTGAGGTTGGTCTATTGGAGTGTCGGCGTTTTCTTAAAACCCGTCCCTTGCTCAATTCTAGTAGCGCGTACTGTAAAGCGTCGTGGGGGTGACTGAAAGAATTCTTCTCGGGCTTCTCTTTGAACATATTGGAATTACTCAACTTTGAGTACCGATACCCGCTTATAAATCCTTTTCTTAATACTTTGCAACGTGGTGAAAGGGAGAAGCCACTTACTCCTCCTATCTGCTTCCGTAGGAAGAAGTTTACTGCTTCCCTCCTCGCCAGAGGCTCGTTTGTATACGCGATCCGAACTGGTAAACCTGCCCGGATCATAATATCCAAAGCAGACTGTTTATCGTTTGCCGATCTGAATTTTGCTGCTGGGTCGCAGATAATCTCGTACTCAAACTCTCTGTATTTGTTCCGTAAAAGTGGCCAGACAATATCGTGAGCGAACTCCAGAATGGATGTGTTCTCGCAACTCACCTCGTCAATAACCAGCAGTTGTCCGGTGGGTGTAAGTTGGGTAATTACTATCGAACAGTCGAGTCCAACGTCGCAGCCGATAACCAGAGGGACACCCCGCAGGGGTAATATATCTACCGGGGAGCAGTGAACCCGGTCTGCGTAAGCTTTGTAAACTGGGCGTCCGGTACGGACCTGCCCGTAATTATTTAGAACGTAAACACTCACCCAGTCTGGATCTTGCCCGTAAACCATATCTGTATAGTAGGTTGCTGGGAGGTTCTCGATATTCTCTGCTTCGGGGTTGACTCGGTAATCTTTCCCGTCAAATAAAAGCGCGGGAGGTTGGGCGTAAAAGGAGTGCTTCTCTGGTTTAATCTCTTCTGCGAGTCTGTAAAGCCAGTGGTCGGTGTCGCAAGAGTTATAGTCGCAAAGTATAAATTTCTTGGTTGTCCCCACACCCCGCTGGGACGGGTATCTGTCAACACGCGACTTCAGCATACTGAAGATCTCAAAAGGGACTTCAGTTGTTTCGTTGATAAAAGCTCCAGTTAATTCAAGTGATTGAAGCTTCTTAACGTCTGTATCAAGGCTGGTTGAAAGAAATATAAGTTCGCACTCAACGTAAGTTCCATCCGGGAGGGGTGTTTTGATCATACCTCGAATCGGTATGTCGTAAACGATCTTGACGATCGGGCCAAACCAATCAATTACAGATTTTATAACTGTCGATTTGAGTGCTGGATAAGAGGATCTGATTATCGCGTAGCGACTGTGACGCACTCCTTTTGCGTTTGGAGCTTGGTTTATCGCGTTCAAAAAGATGTGCCAAATTGACCCGGAAGACTTGCCGCTTCCAACTGGTCCCCGACAAAATATGTAAGGATTTGGGTCATTTATGATCTTCGCGTAGGTTGGCAGAATTTTGTAATCAATACTTTCTAAGGCGATATCTTTCTCTCTTTCTTATTCTCTCACTTTTTATCCTTCTTAGTTTCTTACTCACTCTCTTACTTACTTACTTACTTTGCCAGTCTCTTACTTACTCTCTTACTCTCTTACTTACTTACTCATTCTTATTTTCTATCCCTATCTCTTTCTTATTCACGTCAATTGTGGTCACTTTTGGACTGCCCGCTGGGGTTGCTGACGGGATCTGGATGTTGAACTGGATGCGGTCTGAACTCATCCTCTGGTCTACGGGGCGGGGTCTTGCGAAGTTCATATCTAACAATTTAAAAAGAATCTCTTGCTGCTGCTTAAGAAGTGATTTGTTGGATTTGTCTTTTTTAGCTTGCCTTTTCAGATCTTTGAAAAGACTGAGGGTTTCTCCGATAACGTCGAATCCTTCGTGAGCCAGCCGCTCACTTATTGCGAGTGCTTTAGTTTCTTTCTGAGTTAACTTCCTAGTTGTAAGTTCTTTTTTCTTCTTAGCTGAGTAAGCTTTTATCAACGCACCCTCGGGTGCTGCCAAAGCTGTTTCTTTTGGAATGATTTTCTTCGGGGTTTTGACTTTCGATTTGGATTTGGATTTCTTCTCTGTCAATTATCCTCGCATACTGCCGACTCGCACTTTAGTAGTATTGCTGCTGAAAGCAGGTCGCTTCAAAATTTCAATTATTTTAGGGAAGGTCTCTTTCGATATTTTCAAGCAAAACTACAAAGTACAAGGGGTAGTACTCCAACATCCACAATATAAGCACCCTACCACAATTGTCAAGCTTTATTTTTATTTTATTTCGTTTTTGTTTGCTTTTGATTTGTTTTGTTGGTATGTTCACGCTTAGAAGATCGTACTTCAGCTTCTTAAGTAGTTGAATTTATAATATAATTGGACAAACGTGCAAGAAGTTGTTAAGAGGGGACAGAAAAATTAAACAGAGGGGGATAGTTATTGTGCTTTTAAACTCTACAACGACAAAACCCGTTTAAGCTTGCAGGCTTGAACGGGATAGTCGTTTAAAATAATTTGTAGAAAGTCAGTTTGGCCGCTGTACTTTGAACCACCCACCTTGCGGTGGGTGTCGGCAATTAACCCAAAAAGTTGCTCACCAATATTAAGAGTGACCCGTAAAAGAACCCGTAAAAGAACGAACCCTTAAAACTGAGAAAGATAACCCTCAAAACTGAGAAAGACTATAGCAGATGAATTCTAAAAATCAAGCCCAAATTTACAAAATAGACCAGTTAATTCCGATCCTTAACCTCCCAGTTCCCTTCGATAAAGTGCTGGATAATATGGGGGAATATATAACTGCAACAGAAAAAAACCTCCTAAAGCTCTTAAATTTCCAATCTAAAATTCACGGCTTCGCCTACCCGAGTCTCGAATATCTGGGGAAGCAGCTCGGAAGACACCCGGACACCATCCGTAAAATAATCAGCGGTTTGAAGCGCAAAAAGCTTGTTGTTGTCGAGTCTGCGGCTCACCGTGACCGCAAAGCGGCTCACGCGGCTGAGGTTCGGAACAACAACTATTATCTGATCTGGCATACTGAGTATGATAAAGCCCTACAAAACGCCGGAATACCCGGTGGTTTGGCCGCTCAAAAAACAACCCCCGCTAATAAAGAAACGGAAACTTCTAAGCTAGATAATATTAAAAACCCCAAAGCTGCACCTGCGGTGGTTTCGGAAAAAAATACCCAGAGGGAACGGATTGAGTTTCTGGAGGCTGCGAAGCCTCTAATCAGAAAGTTTGAGTCCCTTCCGCAAAAAAAGCGGCGGTTTAACGCAGAAGCTGCAATAAATTATCTCTGGAAACAGCGGGTCAGACCGGACGCAATACAAGAATGTCTGTATATTCTCGTCCGTCTCTGGCAGCGAATACGCCACCCGTGGGCGTGGCTTAGGACTGCCGGGATATCCGCTGCTAAAAACCTTAACGCTGCTGAATACATACAGAAGCAGCCCCAAAAAGAAGTTGCTGGACAACAACCGATAGCAGACCGCAGCGTGTCAGCGCTGCTGGCTGGTGTTGGAAAAGGGATACCTAAAAATATAAATACTCTGAAAAGCAGAGACAGACAGCTCTCCGAGCTGGCTGCTGCTTTCGAAGTGGAATCAAAATATGCTTAAGTTTCTTTAAAAAGATATTTTGATTAATCTCTTATATTTAATTCTCTAATAAGAGATTAAAAGAAGATCCCCTAAAGGGGATCTTTATTCTTAGATTAATTTAATTTATTAAGTTAATAAGGAAAACCCTAAAGGGTTTTCTAATTATCTCTTAATTTAAACTTAATAAGAGATTAGTTTATTAGATTAAACAAACCCTACGGGTTTGTATTTATTAACATCTTGTTAATATACTATTAGGATCAACTTATACTATACCGTTAAGGTATAGTCTATAGTGTTAGGAAGAATTGGGCGCGTAGCGTGGGTTCTGGGATAGTCTTTATACTCCCGTAAGACCCGCTCACGCGCTGTTCTGGGAACTTAAGCAGCAGGGCCTATACGTATGTATACGCGAGTGTGGTAAAGTCTCCAGAATGCGCCCATACGGATGTTCTTAAGTTGCGTCGGCGCATACCGAGAAAGTGCTTGACTTGTATACGTATCTCCGATACTGCTTATAGACTATTTGGGAGTTATTTTGGACAACGGAAGAAAAGTAATACCACTGAATACTATCAGAGATAATATAATATAATATCTGGAGAAAGAGAGATAGGAATGACCGTTAAATTAAAAGTAATAGACAAAGAGCTTTCGCGAGAAGATCTAAAAAAGATGAGAGAAGAAGCTCCAGAAGGGGAGGTTCAGATGTCCTTTTTTGGCCCGGAGCTTTGCGAGGTGGGTGCTAGTATTCTCCAAAAACTCCTTGAACAAGTTGTAGCAACTAAGCAGTTTAATTACCGGATTGATATCTCGGATAGAATAGAAAAAGACGGACTAACTATCGAAGAATACAACAATATATTCTTTGCTATTGTTCAAACCTGCTCGGAGGCTCATATGGAGGAAGAGGGTCAATTTGTACTCACACCGTTGTTTGGGACTATCTCAACAAAAGAGCCGGGCGTGTATGATATAACTCTAAATAGAGGGTCATACTTAGGTTTCCGCTCAAGTATGGCAGAAAAAGAAAGAGAAGCTGCGAAAGGAGCCGAAAGTGCTGAAGGAGCAATCTTCCACTGATAAGATTTCAAATTGGGAGATTATCGTGTTTTTAAGTTGGTTTAGAGACGACACTCCCAATATCGACGATCTGTTCTCGCGGGGAGCTTGCGAGACCGTTGATTATACGGAAGCGAGGACAAACCTCTTAAAAGGAGGATTTATAAAACCGGGGTTGGTGGTCCCGCTGTTTGAAAAGCCCAAGGGCATCCCTTCTGAAAAAGGGCTGAATTTATTAGAAATATTAAGTGAATTTCTGGACTAAGAGGAGGACACTTTTTGAGTATTAACAAAGACACACCCGTCAGAGTAATTCTTACAGATCTGCCGGACGGGAAGCTCGATATTTGTTTCGAGGGACCCCCGAATATTCTTAATCTGCCTTTGAGCGAATCGCCAACGTTAACTATAATTGCTCTTTTACTTGCTAAATTAGTCGATAAAAGGAACGAAGATGAACGAAGAGAACAAGAGGATATTTAAAGCAACAATCGAGATTACAGACGTTTGCGACGAAGTAGCAAACGTGAGTTGGAATATTGAACCTAAACCACACCCAGAAGAGGCTCTGGCAAGTGAGGCAGTAAGATCTTGCCTCAATATAGTTAAGCACTTGCAGAAAGTGGGACTCGTAAAGTGAGAAATATCAAGAGCTTATTTAAGAAGGAGTTATCAATAAGACAGCTTCTTGATCTGGATAATATCTTCTTTGTTACCACTCTTTTTCTTACTCCCCTTTTTGCGATACACGGGACAAAAGAATATCTCTCGTTGGGTTTAACTGATTACTGCGTATTTACTTTTGTTTGTATGCTCGGGAATATGTTTTCAACTTGGAACGCCTCAAAAAAGAGAGAGAGGATTGTAAAACAGACCTCTTTTATAGCGAGTATGAATCTACTGGAGAAAGTGCGGGATGGTAAGTTATCCCCAGCAGAAATAGAATCCGAATTGCTAAAATATAATAATAATAATAAATAGGAGTAAGAGGAAATTGAAAGAATTAGATATTCACGATTATTTTAGAATAGCACTTAAACACTTGACGAAAGAGAAGGGCTACAACGGAGCTTACCTCACAAAAAAAACAAAGACAGCCGCTTCCGCTATTTACGGGGCTTTCCAAGAGAATAAAAATACAACTTACGAGATTGAAGAGAGGCTTGCAAGAGTTTTTGATACCTCGCACTTAGCTATGATTAATCTCGGAGAGCAACTACATATTAATAACGAGGTGGAAGGAATTGAATTGTGCGAAAAGTAACTATAATTAATTACTACAAAAAAGCTCTAAATTATCTTCTCAAGGAAACCGGAATATTGGGCGTTCAAGTGTGCCGGGATCTTGATTTAGCACCGACCTATTTAAGCGCTGCTCTGCGGGGAACTTATTGGCTGCGTTTGGACGTCGAACAAAAAGTAGCTGAATATTTTGGACTTACCCATCTTGAGCTGCTGAATTTGGGGGCTGAACTATCAGCAAATCGGTCTAAATTCAAGAAGAGAGCTTAGGGTGAAAAAACCAACACTTGAGGGCTATTATAGGACAGCTATTATTCAACTGTTAGACGAAGCGGGGCTAAATCCACACTCTATTTCGTTTGCTATGGATGTAAGTGCGGGTAATATTTATAGATTTGTTAGGGGTGACCGGGATGGTCTCGGTTTCAGTCTGCAAGAAGCACTTGCTGATTATTTCGGGATGACTGTTTTAGAGGTTCTAAATCTCGGTAGAGATTTGTTGGAGGAGAAGAACAGTGATAAACGGTGATCACGACGTTGTTTATTTTTTCAGATTAGCACTCCGGTACGAGTTGAATAAGCGGAAGCTATCCCTTACACAACTTCACAAAATCTCCGGGGTACCTAAAACCTCTACTTCAAATTTCCTACTTGGTAAGAGTTGTATGCGGTGGGTTACGCAAAGAAGGTTGGCAGAAGCTCTTGAGACAGACCACTTGGGTATGCTCAATAAAGGCGAACAGTTATACGCGGAGGATTCTGGTTGTATGAATGAAGCCCGATTAAAAGAAATTACCGGGGTTGAGTGTCCCCTAAAGGATCACGAAACCCAGCAGATTATAACAGCGGTCCAGCTTAGAATATTGGGCAACCAAGCAAATATAGGTGGGTGGTTACGGCAAGTTATCGAACAGTCTGTTTATAGTACACTTGAAAAGATACTAACAGAAAGGAAGGTGAAGAGTGATAGGTGATATCGGTAGTGCTCTTAATTATTGGAAAGAGAATCACGGCTGTGAGTTAACTCAATTATTAGTCTTTCTGAGCACCGGGGACGCAGATAAACTGAAATATACGTCTGACGTTTCGAGGGAAACTGGTATCGGTCTAAGCGGAATAACCCATACTTTTCAGCGGCTTGGGCCTATAACTTACAAGTATGAGATGTGTGGAAAAAAGCAAATCGGAAGTGGTCTGGTCTTTAAAACACCTTGCAAGAGAGTGCGTAATAAAAAACTCGTAGACTTAACAAAAGCGGGAGATAAGTTCTACTTTGATATGTCCGACTCGATTATCGAGGATAATAGTGGCCTATACGGAGATATCTCAAAGGCTTGTTTTTATTGGTTTTCTAAAATAGGAGGCGGGTTCAACTCCTTTATAGCGTTTGTCTTTATTGGTGCTGCTAAGGGTGCTGGTATCGAGAGAATCCAGTTGTGCCTTAAGAGTAAAACCAGCACTCAGATTTTGAGCACAACGCTTGCCAAGCTTGTCGAGAGGGGCTTAATAAAGAGCGAACCCCGCCCGGATTCCCCCAACACTTCAATCTTAAAACTAACGTCCAAGGGACGTGGATTTTACTTTAAACTTTCTGAGTACTGCAAAGCAGAAGAGATTTAGAGGGGGTTGGATAATTGCACACAACACGACAAGCTCACCACCACTTCGTTGGGCAGATCGTCCACAAGCTCTGTTTGCTCTGCAACAAGCTTGGGCGAATTGTAGAGATTCCGGTAAGCGAAGTCACTGAGTTATACGGAAAAGAGTCTCTCGTTAATATCTCCCTTCTTTTCGATCTTGAGCTGATCAGCGTTGCTGGGATCTTAGAAGTAAGGAAATCAATTGTTAAGATAAACACGGTCGACGTGTCCCCCGACGCGCTGGAACTGGCTTTAGAAGATACGAAGCGAAACCGGGAGCTGAGGGACACTTTCTGCTTTTATAAACTGGAACAAATCAAAAAGGTTAACCGGGAGTTGCTTGTATGAATTCTGAAAATCTTGAAGAACCCGCTGAGTGGTTTAAGAAGTTAGAGGCAGAAGGAAAAGCGTTCGTGGAAGTGCTTAGGTTTATTGGAGATAATAAAGACGTTACCAGCGTCGAAATTATCGAGGAGTTCCCGGATATATCCCCCTATCTGTTGGGCACCACCACCGCTTCCATCTTTGTTGCAGGGCTGATCAAAGGCTCTGAGGGGCTTTCTGCTGATCTCAATATCACGCCCAAGGGGGCGATTGAACTTGGAATATTCGAAGATATAGAGAACGGGGTATGAGCCGGACAAACGGAATAAAGAAGAGTCCAGCGGAGATTGAGGAGTGGCTCGATAAGCTGGATAGAGAGCTTTGGGCCAGCAAACTGGTCCTCAACTTTCTCTATTATAATTCAGCGGTTACGATCCCAAAGCTGTTAAACGATCTTGCCGACGAAGTACACCCGATAGAACTTAGGAAGGCTATTGTAGAACTCCACACCTTTGGGTTTATAGTTGAGGATAGGCGCTTGCGACATATCAGACTTAAACCCAAGGGTGTGGCGGCCTATATTGAGATTGAGGGGGGGAAGGATGTTTAAAGCGACAGCACTTCAGAAACTATCTGAAATTATTGAAGATTATAACGCAATCAACAGCATACCAATCCGCGAGTTTGTGGTTCTGTTCGGGGAGGAATCAAACGAACTCTTAGAAGAGCTGATTGTTCACTCCTATATTGAACTCCACTCTATTATAGCAGTTGCTTTTGATAGTTGCGTAGTAACAGAGTTTTCGGTTACTGAGCCGGGGCTTACGACTCTTTTAAGAACGTTCCCCGAGGGAATTAACGATAATAATATGAAATATATAAGGGCGATAGTCGGGGTATGACCTTAGAAAAAGTACAGATAATATTAGATTTTTGTGCGGAGCACTTTCGCAACGAGGTTGGGTATTTTCGGGTGTTTTGCTTAGTTGCTGAATCTGGGAAGATTAAACAAAGTGAAGTGTTTATAATACTCTCAATAAGTCGGGCAGCAGCCGGGAGAGCGGTGGGGATGCTTGGGAATGGGCACCGGGACAGTTGTCCAAAGACAGACTCAAAAAAACAGAAGGGTTTGGGGTATATAAACAGCAAACCCTCTAAAATACACTCTGCACACAACGTTATTTTTCTTAGCCCAAAGGGAAAGAAACTTTACGAAGAGTTACTTGAACTTACAGAAAGTTTGGAGGAAATATGAAGGACTACAACGATTTTCTTATAGATTATTTTGACGGGGATGTGTGGAAGTTAAATTGTCTTGGTCATATTTGCCGGATGGGCGAGTTTACGGGGGCTGATATTTATAAGTATCTCAAATATATTGGGACGCTTAGAACGAGTGAGATAATCAGTTTTCTCTTTAGGAACGGTTATATGATAGAACCCCAAGAAAGGAGTCAGCTTTACGTCACCCCGAAGGGTGAAGAATTGTATAAAGAATACGAGACGTTATATTGTAACGGGGGACAAGAAAGGTGAGAGATCAGTACAGAGATTATCTGTTAAAATTCTTTAAAGGTGATTTGCAAAAGCTCCAAGTGCTGGGGTGCCTTTACCAGAACAACACCGTATCAGCTACCAATATATATAAGGAATTCGATAGGTTCGGGGCTATAAAAGTTTGCGAGGTTCTGGGCTTCTTGCTTAGATCTGGTTATATTTGCGGGGACGCTTGCGGCCTTATAAGTATAACTGAATTGGGGTGTGAGATCTATATTATACACCTAACACTCACGGTTGCAGTGTTAAAGGAGGATGAGGATGGGTATAGGACAGCTTAAAGATACGGAGCCGCATCCTGCGGCGTTACAAGCTTTGGAATATCTTCAGAAGCTTTCGCTTCGGGAATTGTTAATCTATCAAGAATCTTACAGCAGTTGCGCCCTTAGCCGGAGGGGAAACCGCCTCGCGGAAGTTTGCTCCGAAACGATACAGAGACTCTTGGACAAAGAGCCAGTAAGTGACCGTTATCTTTTGGGATTAGCTTGGAGTGTAAGGGAGATGAGAGAGGATGATAAACGCAAAAGCGGAGCTGGAACACTCTAAGAGACAGATTCCAAAAAGGATTAAGGAAGGTGCGCTTGTCGGGAATATTCTTCCCGCTATAGGTGTGTTTCTCCTTTGGGTTAGTCTTAGGTTGTTTTACGTTGGTAAAGATTACGTCACATCCTACGCAGTACTACTTTGCGCGTTCTGCATAATCTACGTCGGATTTAGGATTTTAAACACTACAAACTACGTTAAGACTCTCCAAGATTGGGAAAAGCTTGTAGTTCTGGAAGAAAAGTACAAAAAAGAGGAGAGTCGGATTTATCAACCAATACGTAACGATAACCCTAACCGGGATCAAACTTGAACCCGTAATAATTGATATGCTTATATATTTCTTCGAGTTGCTTGGCGGGTATAAGATCAACAGATCCGTTAGGATCGCAGAGACAACAACTGAGTTCCGTATCAGCTCCGAGGGGTGGAAGTACCTTCCGCTGGATCTGAACGAAGTGTGCCGGGTTGAGAAACTGTTTATAGCGTGTATGGAAGACCGGCTGGACGAAAAAGTATTAAAGTACAAGGTTGAAATTGTAAAGGGGTTCGTATGATTTGTAATTTAGAACTGGCAGTTGGATGGTGTGACAAACACTTTTCTGGTACGATAAGTGTGCTGAGAGTGTTCCTATATATAGCAGAGGCAAGAGAGATATCCCGCGTAGAATTAGAAAAAGTCCTAAACTTATCAAGAAGTTCCGTCAGCAAGGCAGTCCTCAGACTGTTTGAAGAGAAACTGATTGAAGAGAGAGTGGATGAAGACGACCTACGAAGAAAAGGAGCCTCCCTCACACCCAAGGGTGTGGATTACTTAAAAAACTTTAAAGAGTTTGTCGGGGTTTAAAGTATGGATTCTGATTTGCTTATAGCACTCAAATTCGGACACCGCTATTTTCATACTGAGGGCGGCGTTACGCAGTTCTTGCTCTTTATTTACGTTGCGGAGAACGGGATGGTTTTACGGAGCGGGGTAAAGGCTGCTATAGACGTGGGGGAGCAGAAAATACGTAAGATAATCAGATCGTTAGGCCCAGCAAAGAACTATAAGATTGTTGCTGGTCAAAAGCCGCTCGATTATATCAGAACCCGTAAGCATCCAGAATATCCCAATATATCTGTATTGGAACTCACCCCAAAGGGTGTGGGGATATATAATAAGCTGCTTGAATTTATCTATAATTATAAGAAAGAGTTACAATAATATGAGAGGTAATATTACTGAAGCACTCCAGTTTGTCTCCAACTATTTCGGGGGGAATATCAACCAGTTCAACGTATTCCTTTGCGTAGGGGCCAACACAGTTGTCCACCAGCCGGATATCTGCAAACTAATCGGGATGAACAACGCGCTTGTTTGTAAGTGTGCGGTAAAATTAGCAAATAAGGATCTTGTATTCGCGCAAGTTTCCGAGAAAAAGAGTATTGCAAATCAGCTTGTTCTCACGGCGCACGGTAAAGATTTATATAAAGAATTTCAACGGGTAACAAAGAAAAGGTGAGTATGCTAACCGATTACGTTGTAGTGGTTGTCACACAACCACCAATCTCACGAACGGATTTAAATAAGATTCAGATTCACCTTGGGTTCAGAGATTACGTAACAATACGGGCAGTTAGGATAACCACCAACCGAACCAGAATCAGTTTTAAAGCAGCAAAGTGGGTCTACAACCCGCTGACAGACGAAGAGGCTGAAGAGGTCGGGAGTATGGTCCGGGAGTGCTTAGAGAAGTTCTACGAAGGGGAGATCACGCTGGAAGCGTGGGTAAATAAAGGAGACTGTACAATTGAAATCTGAATTTAACTTGGGGCTTGCAGAGCAAGCCGTTATCTGTAATAGATTTATACTGGAACTGATAAAGGAGGGGGATAAGCCAGTATTTATTGGTTCTATTTATAACGATATAGAGAACTTAAGTAACGAACATATTACAAGGGGTCTTTACGAACTATTTCAACAACTTATTATAGAAGAGTTCGTAAACGATACAATAGGCCTCACCGATTTAGGTGAGGCTCTTTGCGAAGCTCTTCTGGGAGAGGAATAGTATGATTTTACAGACCGAAGAAGAGTACGAGAAGGCTCTTGTCCGTATTGAAGAGATTTGGGATTCTGTCGAGGGGAAGCCCTTGGGGCACCCTCTCCGGGATGAGTTCGAAGCTCGTATAGACGAAGTGGCGGAGTACGAGAAAATCCACTATCCGATAGGAGACTAAATAATTGTCGGTTGATATAAAAAGTAATTTAGATTCAGCTCTTTTCTTGTTTAACGATAACGCGGGCTTATTGGCGGCTTTTCTTAATATCGCAGAGTCTCCTCACAGTTTTGTAGCGGAGTATAAAAACAAGTCAGACGACCTTATTAGGACTCTCGTTGTAAGTGGGTATATCAGTGATATAGTAGCACCCCTCGAAGCGGGGGGCGAGAGGATGACTATAATTCTAACCGATAAGGGCCTTAAAGTTTACGAGATTATTATATCGGATGATAGAACGCCACTGGCGAAGCTGATTCCTTTACGCTGTCTGGAATAAGGAGATTAAACAGTATGAGCGACCCCAAGGAGCGATTAGGAGTACAAGGCAGATCGAATAAATCTGTACTCAAATATATTAGTTTACAACAAGGAGAGGTTGAGATATCTGATATTTATACAGAGTTTCAGAGTTTACCCGCATATAATATAAGCCGGACAATAACCCACTTATTCAGTTGGGAGCTTGTCCAGAGGGTAAACGCTTCGACTGTTGTTCTTAGTGGTAAGGGGTGGGGAGTCTTGGAAAAATTAAACGAAGAGGAGAATAAGTAAAGTGGATTTCAACGACGTAAACAAGGTTCTGAGTTATCTAAACGCGTACTTCAAATTAGATACTCAACTCGTACCGCTATCAGTAATAATCTGCAATAACCAACCCGCCTCCTTCTCAACGTTGCGATCACTCTGGGAGAGCGACGACTTGGAAGACTGTTTAGAGAGATTAGAGGATATAGGTTTAATAGAGACGTTATTCCGTCAACGGGATATCTACAAACTGACAGAGCTGGGATCGAAGAGTTGCACTCTTCTTTTTTATTTGAGTGGGCAGCTTGTAGCTGACCCAAACAGAGGGACTAACTAAAGGGGGTTATAGTGCCCAACCTTGAATATCTTAAGGATGCCCGTAAAAAGCAGGGTATAACTCAAGAGGAGCTTGCGAAGGTTATAGGAAAAGAGAGATCAAACTACGCAAGAAAAGAGAGGGGAACTATCCCTTTGTCCCTCGGTGAGTTTATATCAATACTGAGATATATTGCTGAACTAGACAGCTCCAGCGAAGATAAAGATAAGTTGGTTGATAGAATGGTTGAAGGTGTTTTAGGGAAAATCAAAAACTAAACCACAACGTGGTTTTTAAAAGCTAAACCACTCAAGATGGTTTGATAGTGCCAAACCATTCCCGGATGTCTTTGCCAGTTTCTAAAGTGCCCTCGTCTGTTTTTATATCCCGGCTGTTAAAGTAGAGCCAAGTAAAGACTGTCTTAAACCAAAAATCACTCGATTTGTAGTTGTGAAGAGCGTGGGTTGCGGTTGGATCTTCGCAGATTTCAGAGGGTTCGAGAGAACCATAGGTTCGACAAACCAACGGACGATACTCGTAAATAGAGCAGAGATTGTCTTTCAAAAACGGACACGGTGAGGAGTGGTCGACGGGGTGTCTCCCGATTCGGAACTCGGTATTTGTTTTGTTTGAAATATAGACAGCCTCAAGCGCCAATATCTCCACGGCGTTATTACAACAGTAGCTGCAACCCTTTCTGCAAGAAAGGAATCTGTTCACCCGTTTAGCCATAAAATCATCCAGAACGCGGTGTATTCGCTCGAAAATAGGGGATATTTGCGAAGTCTTCGAGAGTGATTTAAGATATTTTTCTAGCTTCTTCATCTTTTTGATTACTGAAGGAGGCAGCTCCGCTGACTCAAAGGCTTTGATATTTTCACTTGGTTTCATAATACGTAGATCTATAAACTATTAGATTTATTTTGTAAATAATAAAAAAAAAAGGAGGTTCTGGGTGGAATATAGAAATATAACTGAAGTGTTGGCGCACGCCAACAACACTCTTATAAAGGAGTTGGTTCAATTGACAATATTTCTGTATACGGCTGAGAGAGGATCGGTATATCAATCTGATATTAAAAAAGATTTGGGGATTACCGGAGCGTCTTGCAGTAGAAATCTCAAAGGTTTAGGCGCGTGTTGCGCCCGGTCAAGAGATAGGCAGAGGAGATCTGGTTTATTACAAGCGCGTCCAGACACTCGGGACACTCGGGCGAATATAATCACTCTCACAAAAAAAGGGGAGAGTTATTATAAAGAATTTCTTAAATAGTAATAAATACGGTACGTTATAGGAGTGATCAGATTAATTGAAAATATCTTTGTGGTCCTCCTATATAGCGGGAGCGGATCGCTCCAAGTCCTTGGTGGGTCCTTTTTTGAGGCCCCCCCTTGCCTTCCGTATTTACCCTAAATACACGTTATCATCCCTTAACTGACTGTTATCCTTATAGATCCCATCCCCGGTATTAGTCAAGCCGGGGTAATACGGACCAGATCCACACACTACCACACTATATAGTGTGTGCCCTGCCTGCCTACCACAATATGTAGTGGCCACACCGACCTTTTAAAGAGAGAACCACAGCCCTCAATAATCCCAATCCCCTCAAATCCTCAACAATACCCCGCTTTTGTCCCCTCTACAGCCTTTGACCCCTATCTTATTTTTTTGACGCTCACCACCGCCTGCGGTCTAATCTCAACCCCAGTGCGGCTGTTCACTCCCTATCCCTTGATCTATCTCTCAGTATTCGACTCTATCAATTGCACCGCAATTGGGAGCTATTAGGAGAAAACAGTTGAACCTAATCTTTGAAAAGCGGAGCTTTTCGGAGATTTGGCTTGAAAATAGCAGCTAACCCGAAATAAGACCCTCTCCAAATCTGTCTATTTTGACGCGGTTATCCCGCTAATCGCGCCAGAAGGCGCGCGGTTGGGGGCTATCAAGGTTGCAACCACTGCGCGGTTGTGTCAATATATAGTTGGACAACACCGCTCTTTAACAAACGACAGACCCAAAGGAGGACAAGATGATTAACCAACACGCTGATTTTACACGTCTATTGGATAGAGAGGAGCAAGGTATCTTAACCCGAACGGGTTACACTCACTTTATTTTAACACCGTCTTTTAAAATTGACTCTGGTTGGTACTACGAGGAGGACGCAGCCTTCAGGCTGCGGGAGATAGTAGAGTGTTTGGATAGACAGCAGGGCGAAGCCCTGCCTCTCTATATAATAGTAGAGGGATCTGAGGCAGCGGGGGCGCTGCTTATCAACCACCGTATTACGTTGAGCAGTGAACTGGCGATGGCTGCACTCTGCTACGATCTTGAGTTAGAGCCAGAAGAGTAGGTAAAGTAAATAGAAGTACTACCAACCGGGGGCGCAAGCCCCCGAAGTAGAGAAGTAAAGTAAATAGTAAGAAGTAAAAGAAGGAGGAGTAAAGATGAAAACGTTATCAGAGAGACTGAGTTTTTCGACAGACGAGAACGACCACGACCCCAGCGACAACAGCACTGGGGACGCAATTATAATAGATAGACGGGTAGCTGTTGATTATCCTGCAACACTCTATAAATATTGCGAAGACAATAATATTAGTACAGCCAATCTTGAGGATGGCGATTTTGAGAGTGCTGTTTATATCCTCGAAACTTACGGAGAAGCTGACAAATCACTCTATAGTTTCTATTTCTGGATTGATAAGGAGTAGGGGGATAACCCACCGCTTAAAGGCCGGGAGTTTAACTCTCCCGACTTTTCGAGGGTAGTTTACCCGATAACAGAGAAGGAGAAGGGAGAAGAGAAGATGGCAACTTTAGGAAGAGAACTAAAAGACGAAGTGGAAGTGTGGGTCAATAGGTGCTTCAGCCCAGTGAGGCTTTGCACCGTGGAGAAGTGCTTTTCTGAACTTAAATATGGGGCGCTTGTAAACCGCCTAAGTAATTATATTTTGCCAAGACCAGTTACGAGTGAAAAAGTACTTCAGTTTTTGAATTCGGTTGATTACTGGGAAGAGATATCTCCCGACG